GCTTTAGCTGGATCGTCTCGGATGTCGGCCTGACGGGTTTTGATCCGTTGGACTTCGCGACCAAGGTCGACGGCGCCGACTCCATCGTCAACATGATCGTGAGCCGAGGGGAAGTCTGGCTCCTGGGACGACAGACCTCGGAAGTCTGGTCCTACAATGCCGATCCCGTTTTCCCTTTCGCGCGGGTGGACAGCGTCTTCGTCCAGTACGGCTGCAACGCGCCCTATAGCGTGGCTTCCACGGACATCGACGCGATCTGGCTGGGGCGCAACAGCCAGGGCCATTGCCTGGTCCTCCAGGCGGCCTCCTATGCCGTCAATCGGATCTCGACCCATGCCCTGGAGTTCGCGATCTCGGCCTATCCCAACGCCGCCATCCTGAACGCCTCGGCCTTCGTCTACCAGCAGGAAGGCCATACCTTCTATGTCCTGAACTTCCCGGTGATCACCGATACGTTCCGGGGCGCGACGTGGGCCTTCGACCTCGCAACCCAGCTCTGGCATGAGCGCACCTGGACGGACAGCGACGGACGCGAATGGCGCCATCGGGTGTCGGACGCGACCTTCGTCTATGGCGTCATGGTGGCCGGGGACTGGGAAGACGGGCGGCTCTACAATTGGAGCCTCGACACCTACACCGATGATGGCGACCCCATCGTTCGTCGCAGGGGCTTTCCGCATCTGGTGAACGATGGCAAGCGGCTGAGCTACAGCCGGTTCACGGCGGACATTTCCGTCGCCCAGCAAGCCGGCCTCTCCGTGGATGAGGCGCCGCTGATTTCCCTGCGCTGGTCTGACACGCGAGGGCAGACCTGGGGCGATCCGGTGCGCCAAAGCCTGGGGGCTACGGGCCAGTATCTCACGCAGCCCACCTGGCCTCGCCTCGGCATGGCGCGGGATCGGGTCTTTGAACTCTTCTGGGATGCGCCAGGCGGCTACGCCGTCCAAAGCGCCTTTATCGACGCGCAGCCGGCGGAAACCTGATGCCGACGCAGATCGACCCCTTCAACTTTCCCGGCCTCTCGGCGAACTCACCCATCGCCGACAAGAACGGCAAGCCCACCTTCACATTCATCGGCTGGTTCAACAGTCTGTTGAACACGCTGAAGACGGCGCTCAACCAGATCACGGCCAACGTGCTGGAACTGGAAGCGCTGTCGGCCAAGGTCGATCAGCAGGGCCAGAACTACAACAACCTCGCCAAGATCGCCACCACGGGATCAGCGAGCGATCTGGTCAAGGGCACTGTCCCGGACGCCCGGCTCGCCAACGTCAATCCCAATGTCGGCACCTTCGGCGACGCGACCCATGTGGCCCAAGTCACCTTGGACGCCAAGGGCCGGGTGACGGCGGCGGCCAATATCGCCATCTCCGGGGCCGGGAGCGGTATCACGGCCTTGACCGGAGATGTGGTCGCCACGGGGCCGGGGAGCGTCCCGGCGACCATCCAGAACGGCGCCGTGACCTACGCCAAGATGCAGGCGTCCTCGCAGGCCGAAATCCTCGTGGGGCGGGGCGAAGGCGCGGGCGCCGGGACCCTTCAGGAAATCACCCTGGCCGGGGCGCTCTCGATGAGCGGGACCGTGCTCAAGGGCCAAGCCTACCAGCCCATGACGACGGGCTCCGAACCCATGGTCTTCTTGTCGGACGGCCTGGGCAACCCCGTGATGGTGGCCTTCGATCCATGACCCAACCGTCTGCGCTGCAATACTATCTCGGCCAGGGCACCGACGCCGAGCGCCTGGCGTTCACGCCCGTTCCCAGCGTTCCTGCGAGTGGGCCGGGATCGGCGACGGCGGTGTTCTGGACCACGACGGACACGAGCGCCGCTTACTGGTGGAACAACGGGACGGCGTCCTGGATCTCGTTCGCCTCGGCTTCGGGCGCGCTGCTGGCCGCCAACAATCTCTCCGATGTCGCCAACGCCGCCACAAGTCGCGCAAATCTCGGACTTGCGATCGGGACCAATGTCCAGGCCTACGACGCCGAGCTGCAAGCCATTGCGGGTCTGACCTCGGCGGCGAACAAGGTCCCGTATTTCACCGGATCGGGCACAGCGGCGACGGCCGACTTCACGGCGGCGGGGCGTGCGATTGTAGGCGCCGCTGATGCGTCGGCCCAGCGCACCGCCATGGGTGTCGTGATCGGAACCGACGTGCAGGCCTTCGATGCGGACCTGTCGGCGCTGGCGGCGCTGTCGGGCACGAACACGATCTATTATCGCTCGGGCGCAGCGACGTGGACCGCCGTTACGATTGGGTCCAACCTGACCTTCTCAGGGGGCACGCTTAGCGCCTCGGCCGCGGCCGGCGCCCTACTGATCGCCAATAACCTTTCGGATCTCGCCAGCGCCTCGACGGCCCGGACCAATCTCGGCTTGGCGATCGGCACGAATGTCCAGGCTTACAGCGCCTCCTTGGCGAGTTTCGCGTCCGCGTCGACCACGGACAAGTTCTACTACCTTTCGGCCGCCAACACTTGGTCGCCTGTGACGATTGGCTCGGGCGTGTCGTTCTCGGGCGGCGTGCTGACAGCGGCGGGGACGGCCGGGGGCTTGGTTGCGGCCAACAACCTGTCGGACGTGGCCTCAGCCTCGGCCTCCAGGACCAACCTCGGTCTGGCTATCGGAACCGACGTCCAAGCCTATAACGCCAATCTTGCAGCCATTGCGGCGTCCAGCTCGGCGGCGGACAAGCTGTTCTATTTCACGGGGTCGGGCGCCGGGACCGTCACCGACCTGACGAGCGTCGCTCGGACCCTGATCGGCCAGTCCACCCAAGCCCTGATGCGCTCGGCGGGCCTAGGCCTTGGGACCGCCTCGACCCAGAACACCGGGACGTCCGGGGGCAATGTCCCGCTGCTCAACGGGGCCAATTCCTGGAGCGGCCTTCAGACCCTGTCTGCGGGGGCCGACGTCACGCCGGCCTCTACGCCCTCGACAACGGCCGTGGGCTATCTGGGCGCGCCTCAGAACCTGATTTCGGGTTCCTACACCATGGTCATGAGCGACGCTGGCAAGTCGTTCTATCATACCTCGGGCACCGCCCATGTCCTGACCATCCCGGCGAATGCTTCCGTGGCCTTTCCCATCGGGACGGTCATGGCCGGGGTCAATGAGAACGGCGCGGGCAATCTTACACTGGCCTGCACGTCGGACACTCTGCGCTGGGGATCGTCCACGGGCTCGCGGACAATCGCGGCCAACGGAACCTTCTCGCTCCTGAAGGTGGCCGCCACGGTCTGGCGCCTGACCGGTGACGGCATCTCGTGACGGGAGCCTTCCTCCAGCGCATGGGGCGCAATAGCGGCTCGCCGGCCCCTCCAGTTCTCGGCCTCGCGCCGTCAAGCCAATGGACGGGCGTGGCGGGGAGTGGGTTTGGAGGCGCCTTCGCGCCGGTTCCATCCCAACCCACGCGGACCACGGCGCAGCCCTGGTGTCAGCCGCTCTGGCCCAATTGGCTTACCATCACGTCGGATATGTTCTGGGGTGTGGATGCAGGGGCGGACAGGACGCCTCAAGGCGGCATCGCCAGCGTGCAGTTCATCCTGGAGGGCTCGACCTACACGGTCACGACCCAATCGGCGTCGCCCTTCCTTGACGTCAATGGCACACTCCAGACCACCTATGGGTTTCAATGCCCGCTGGATGTCTCCTCGTGGCTCGCCCAGAACGGCGCCGGGACCGCGCAGATGTACGTGGTGGTCACGGCCAACGACGTCACCATGCAGCAACAGGTGATCGGGCCTTATACGTTCTACGCCAGGTCCACGGAGTTCTCTCAGACCAAGACGGTCGGGGTCGGGGGCGACTATACGAACCTGAAGGACGCCCTGACCTATTGCGCGACCCATGGTCCGGCCTCCCTGACGCCAGAGCGGGTGAACCTGATCCTGCTCAATACCGCCAACTACAAGATCGACGGCCTTGCCTCCAGCTTCCTCAACGCCGGCTGGTGGACAGTCATCTCGGCGGCGGCCGGGGTGTCGGCGACGATCGGCGACGGGTCCACCAGTATGACCCAGTGCGCCTACGACGGCATCCAGTTCCGCGGCTCCGGGATCAAATGGGACATCGCCCAGCTCGGCTACAATCTGGCCTCGGCGTGGCGGTTCTCCAACGGGTCGGCGGATCGCTTGTGGCTGAATGGCGTGGACATCTTCTGCGGGGCGATGAACCCCGCGCATGGCGGCTCAGGGTCAGGGGCCGCAGCGCTGATCAATGGCTATCAGCCTGGCCAATTCTGGATCGGCGGTAACGACGCCTCGCCAAGCTGGAACGTGTATTTCACCGAATGCACGGCGCACGATCTGCCGGCCTACGGACTCAGCTTCTTCAAGCTGCGGCGCAACTGCTCCACGGTGAACGTCTCGGGCTCTGACTGCGAAAACGGCCAATGCGTGCATGGAGGCTACGCCGACCGGATCGGCGGCTACTATTCGGGGCTCGGCACCTTCACGCCGGCCTTTGACCTGACCTATTCGGGCGGCTCGACCTGCGCCTACGAGAAGACCGGGGCGAACGGCAACAATGGCGCGTTCAATCTCTACATCCCGGCCAGCTCGCCGACGCCCACCTACACCAAGGCGCTGACGGGCGGCACGATGGCGGCCCTGGTCGCCTGGATCAATGGGCTGGGGGTCTCGGGGCTCTCGGCGACGCTTTCGACGCCTTCGAACCTCTTGGCCGACGTCTTCCTCAACAAGTCCGGCAACGCACCCTCCAGCGGCATCAGCAAGACCACCCTGACGGGGACGGTCAACCTCAAGCGCATCGCCGACATCCACGCCGACGTGATCGTCCACCACACCTATCAGTGGAAGAACGGAAGCGAGCGGTTCTTCGAGAACCGGCGCTCCGTGGGGACGGCCTTCATCTCCGTCAACGGGGACCAGCCCATGCTGGATTGGGGCTCGCGCAACCTGTCCAATCAGGACATCTCGCAAAGCCTCGGGCAGGCCACGCAGCCGGGCTATTGGGGCGGCGACAGGAAGCATGTGGTCGTCCAGTATCTCAGCAACACCAACCCGTCCGGGTGTCGCTTCCTGGCCGGCTCGACCTCGGACGCCTATTGCGATGTCGACCATTCTGCGGGTGTAATCACCATAGCAGACGGAACGCTCGCCAATCAGCAGCTTACGTCGCTGGCGTGCCCGAACGCACTGCCTTCAGGATCCGACGCAAATTCCAAGGTCGTTTCGACCGATCAGGCGACGCTCTACACCAACCCGGCCAGCAACCCGCCGAACTTCACGCCGCTGACGCCTCTTCGGCTGACGGACCTGAGTTATGCGGGGCGCTATACGGCAAGCGGTGCGGAGCAGGGGGTTTGACCGTCCGGCGCACGATGGATGCGGCGTTCCTCAACGCCATCGCCAATGATCCCTGCGTTCGCCCCTGGCTGGGCGGAAATTCCGATGATCCCATCGACCTGACGTCTGCGCTACTCGACCCCGGCAACTACGCCATCGTCTGCGACCACGGGGGATGGGTTCTGGAAGGCCGGGGAGGGGGCGCCTACGAAATCCACACCCTGTTCGGCAAAGCCGGTAGGGGCGCGTCCTTCAGACGTGCTGCATTCGACATGCTGCGCTGGATGTTCACGCGCACCGACGCCGTGGAAATCCTCACCAAATGCCCCGACGACAACCCAGGCGCCCGAATGGCGGCGAGCTGGTTGGGCTTTCGCGAGCGGTTCCATCGGACGGACGCCTGGAAACCTGGCGTGGGGATTTCCTTCCAAGCCCTGACGATTGATGACTGGTACGTCCGAGATCCGGAGGCACAAGGCGTGGGGCACGCCTTCCACGAGGCCTTGGAAGCCGCCAAGGGGGCGCACATCCACCAGCACCCCGAGGACGCAGCCCACGATCAGGCGGTCGGCGCAGCCCTGATGATGGCCTATGCGGGCCAGATCGGAAAAGGCGTGGCCTTTTATAACCGCTGGGCGCGGTTCGCCGGGTACGCCGAAATCGAGCAGGTCGGCGAGCGCATCATCGACATCCGAGACGCCTTGGTCGAGATCGGAAATGACGCCGTCAACGTCCTTATAGTGCGCGACGAAGTTGAACCCACAAGCGGTAGTGTGCCCCTAGCCTAATTCCTACAAACCATGTAGGGTTTAATCGCACTATCGGAGTAGGCCATGCCTGTCGCTGCCATCGCCTCTGCGGTCGCCACAGTCGGAAGCGCGGCCATTGGGGCCAGCGCCGCCGGGAAGGCCGCCAAGACGCAGGCGAACGCCGCCCGCGACGCCGCGAACATCCAGCTCCAGATGTTCAACAAGACCCAGCAGAACCTGTCGCCGTACATGAATTTCGGCACGCAGGCGCTGAGCCCTTACGCCCAGCTCCTGGGGATCGGAACGAACGTCCCGCAGCCCGACTGGGCGTCCTACCTGCGGATGAACCCCGATGTCATGCAGGAGGCGCTGAAAGAGGGCGTCGACCCGCTCCAGTACGCCCAGACCCACTATCAGATGTTCGGAGCCAAAGAGGGCCGCAAGCTTGCGATGACACAGCCGACGTCGCAGGCGCAGGCCATGCAGACGGCGCTGGAGAACATCCCAGGCTATCAGTTCGTCCGCGACCAGGGGATCAAGAGCGTCAACAACGCCATGGGTGGTCGGGGGCTTTCGGGCGCCCAGGCCAAGGGCGTCTCCCGCTTCGTCACGGGTCTCGCCAACACGACCTATGGCGATCAGATCGCCCGGCTGGCCAATGCCGCCGGGCTTGGAGAAAACGCGGCGGCCGGCGTCGGGAACGCGGCGATCCAGACTGGCCAGAACGTCGGCAACGCCTATCAGGCAGCCGGGCAAGCCCAGGCCGCAGGCCAGGTCGGCACCGCCAATGCGCTTCAACAGGGCCTCTACGGGCTTTCGAATAGCTACCTGACGAGCAAGCTTTTCGGAAGCGGGGCCGGAGGGACTCCAGCGGCAGGGTCCGCGTCGCCTCCATCGGTGAACGTCGGATCTGGCGGCTTCTTCGGCGACGGCGGCTATTATGGCTGAGATCAACAACGCCATCGCCCTGCAAGCTGCGCCGCAGGCCTACAATCCCCTGGAGACCGTGGGCAAGGTCTCCCAGGTCCAGCAACTTCTCCTGAACAACAAGTTACTTCAGCAGAAGTACGGCAGCGCGATCAGTGGCGGCCGGGCGATCGCGGGCGCCATCGACCCGGAGACCGGGCTGCCCGATCCCGCCAAGGTGGGCCAGTATTTTGTCGACCACCCGGACGAAGCGCAATACGGCGCCGAAGCCATCGAGAAGGCCCAGGGCCTGCGCACGGGCCAGCTCGGCAACCTGAAGACCCAGACGGAGCTTTCCGCCGACCAGTTGAAGCTGTCCCAGCAGCGCTGGGGCGTCGCGGCCGGGGTGATGGATGGCCTGCTGTCCAAGCAGGGTCCGGTAACCCCGGACGACGTGGTCGCGGCGGTCAAGACCCAGATGATCCCGCTCGGCCACTTCAACGACAAGGACAGCATCTCCCAGGTCGTGAACTTCGTGCAGGGCCTTCCGCAACCGACCGGCAACCCCGTGGCGGACGACAAGGCGACGCGAGCCTATCTGCAGCAGTGGTCGATCCAGGCGAACAACGCGCTTGAGCACGTGAACACGCTGCTGGGTTCCCCGCAGACTGTGGACACCGGCTCCAAGATCGTAAGCCAGCAAGTCAGCCCCTTGACGGGGGAACAACGGATCAACGGAGGTCTCGTCAAGGGCCTTACGCCCGAAGCCGGCGCCGAGTTGGTGGATCTGGTTAACCCGGCGACGGGCGAGCACGTCAAGGTCCCCAAGGCGTCGCTTATCGGGGGAGCCGCTCCTCCCGCGCCTGGGGGCGCAGGTGGCGGCGATGGGCGTTATCCCGGGGCTCGCGCAGGTGCTGGTGGCGTCCCCGGAGCAGTTGGGGTCTCCGCCCTGGCGCCTGGCGCCCCTGAGGCCATGGCGGAGAGCTACAAGACATTCCAGGCGGACCAGCAAGCGGTTCCCGACCTGCGCAAGGTGCTGACAACCTTCGATCAGGCCTATGCCGCGATCAAGCAGGCCAAGACCGGTCCAGGCTCCGAATGGCTCCAGAACCTGCGCGGCATCGCCGACACCTATGGCGCTCCGCTGCCGCCTGGGGTGAGCAACAAGGACCAGACGGTCGCCTACGCCGAGGCCAACAAGTGGCTGACGTCGGCGTTGACCTCCGAGGCCCATCGCCTGGGACTCGGCACCGATCAGGCCCGCGCGCTTCAACAGGAGGCCCAGCCGGGCGTCAAGACGGTCCGGGACGCGGCTATCGCCATGATCCCGATCTTGAAGGGCCTGAAGGCGATGGACGTCGCCGCGCCACTGCTGGCCCAGAAGGAAGGCGTCTCGCCGCAGCAGTACGTCCAGTGGCGCGCCAACTGGGCGAACAGCGTCGATCCGCTGGCCTTCGGCGCGCCGCTTATGCCGGCATCCCAACGCAAGGCGTTGATCGACAAGATGTCGCCGGACGAGAAGGCCCGCTACATCAAAGGCATCAAATCGGCCGTTAACGCGGGTCTCTTCACCTATGATGACCTGAAGGGCGGCTAGGCGTGGCCGTCTCCGACTATAGCGACCTCTTCGAGAACGCGGGGCGAAAGTACAACGTCGATCCAGCGTTGCTGGCGGCCATCGCCACGCAGGAGAGCGGCGGCAATCCCAAGGCCGTTTCCCCGGTCGGGGCCGGCGGCCTCATGCAGATCATGCCCCGGACGGCAAAGTCCCTCGGGGTGGACGCCTACGATCCCCCCCAGGCCGTGGATGGAGCTGCCCGTCTCGTGGCCGACAGCCTTGACCGTCACGGGGATGTCGGGACCGCGCTTCTGGAATACCATGGCGGTCCAGATCAGAAGTTCTGGGGACCGAAGACCCGGCGCTACCGGGAAGAAGTTCTAGCGCGCTATCAGGGCGCTGCGCCGGCTTCTTCGCCCGCGCCCTCTACGGAACCCAGCGACAGCGACATCCTGGCCTTGGCGAGTGGCGCAAAGGCTCCCGCGTCGGCGGCTTCCGGAGCCCCCGCGCCCGAGGCTCCCGCCTACGAGAAGGGCGCCGATCAACTCGCGCCGACGAGCGACGAGGACATCCTGAAGCTGGCCGCCGGCGAGCCGATCGCGGGAGCCAAGAACTATCGCTACCAGCAATCCAACAAGCGAATCAACGATCTCCAGCAGCCGACCGTGGAGGCCATGGTCAAGGGCAAGCTGTGGGACAACGCCGCGCCAGAGGGGTCCGAGAAGCATCCCTACATGATGGCGCACGGGCAGACGGAAACCGATGTCCCCGAGGGCGCCTACTATATCGATCTGGGCGGCAAGCTGTCGCGTCGAGAAGCGCCAGGAGACAGATCCGATCTGGCCAAGGGTTTCGGCCAAGGCATCAGCGATGTGATCCTGAGTGCCGGGCGGTTTGCGCCGGGCTCGCAAGATTCGGAGATGCTGAACACCCTTGGTGCGCGCCAGATGGGCTACGACGCGCGCTTCAAGGGCGACATTCCGACCGGGCTTGCGCGGTTCGGCGGCCAGATGACGGCGACGCTTCCGGCCATGGCTGGCGGGGAAGCGGTCGCGGCTCCGCTCCTGGGGCGCATGGGAGCTGTCGGGGAATTCCTCGGAGGCACCGCGGGAGGCGGCTTGGCGGAAGGCGCGCCGCTTACCTCTAGGCTCTTCGATCTCGGCGTGCGCACGGGCTCCAAAGCCGCTGTTGGCGCGCGGGAGGGGGCCTTGGCTTCGGCGCTCACCTCATCGGCCGGGGAAGGGTCTGTCGGGGATCAGATCAAGACGGGCGCGCTTCTGGGCGGTGCTCTGGCTCCTGTGGGCAGCGGCGTGGCGGCTGGCGTGCGCCGCTTCGTGTCCCCAAGCGTGAAGGGCGCCGCGCCCAGCGCCGAGCAGGCCGCCCGCCTGGCGATGGCCGGCGAACTTCCGGTGCCGGTGCCGATCACGGTCGGCCAGATGACCGGATCGCCCGGCCAGCAACTCCTGGAAAACGCCATGCTGAAGGGCGTCAACGGGCAAGCCGCTCAGACCATCATGAAGGGTCAGCAGGAAGCTGCGCAGCAGGCCTTGAGGGGCAATGTCGAGGCCATCGGCTCCAAGATGGCGGGGCGCAGCCTCCAGCCCGGGGAAGCGGCCACGGCGGTTTCCGAAAAACTCAATGCGATGAAGGGTGAGGCCAAGTCCGGCGTGGATGCGGCCTATGATGCAGCCAGGGCCTCGGGCTCCGACGCGATGCTGGCCTCCGCGAAGGGACTGCGGGACGACATGCTGGGCGCGCTTAGCAAGGACTACGATCTGGATCGCATCGGTTCGGTCGCCAAGGAAGTCGAGCGCCTCGGCGAAGGTGGCGCGCCCACGGTTGGGAATCTGCTGGATGCCCGGGCGAGGCTTTCGGGTCTGCGCGGTTCCAATGATGGGGTTGAGGCCAGCGCGGCTGGGAAGGCGGTTCGGGTGCTTGACGACCATATCAGCCAAGCGCTTGAGCATGACTTGATCCTGGGCGACCCCAAGGCCGTCGACGCGTGGCGCAATGCGCTGAAGAGCCGCGCTGCATATGGAAAGCTGTTCGAAGGCAAGGATCTGATCCAAGGCCTCGTGGAACAGGTCCGCCACGGCGAAGGGATGGCCAACAAGGTCGATCCGGAAGAGGCTGCGAACTATATCTTCGGTCGCTCGTCCCTGGGACTGATCGGCAAGAAGGATTTGCCTCGGGACCTCGCCAGGCTGCGCGAGGTGCTGGGGCCGGAAAGCGACGAGTGGAATGGCCTGCGCTCGGAAGTGTTCGGGCGCATCGCTCGCGCCGGCGAAGGCCCAATCGAGGCGGGAAAGCCGCAATTCTCCGGCCAGAACTTCATGAAGGCCTGGGAAAAGGCCAAACGCGAGAGCCCACAGATCGTCAATACGGTGTTCTCCCCGCAGGAGCGCGAGCTGATCGACAAGTTCGCCGAAGTCGCCCAGCGGGTCACGACGCCGGTCAGGGGGGGCGACAACGCCTCCAACTCGGCGTTTGCGGGAGCCGTGCTGATCAAGAAGGCGCTGGAGAACGTCGGCACCATGACGGGCGGCGCGATCGGCTCGGTCGGTGGCCCGGCGGGGGGCGCTGTCGGAGCCGGCATCGGGCGCACCTTCGACACCTTCATGAAGGACATCGGGGCGATCTTGAAGGCCCAGCGGGCTATTTCACCGCGGGCGCCCAAGGTCAGCGACAACCCGAATCTCGTCACGAAGCTCCTCCCGAACCCCGCTTCCACCGCCGCTGTGATCGGGGGAACCCGGATGCTGACCGCGCCACAGAAGCCAGCGGTCACGGAGGCCCAGTAATGCGCCCCACGCCGCACATCCAACGAGATAGAGACCGGCGCCCGCGAGCTGATGCTGCGAGATGTGGACGCCAAGGATGGTCATTCCGTGCATGTGTCCTGATTTCGGGAGGGCTCTAGCATGGGCCTTTTCTTGGCGACGGGCAAGCGCAGAGCGGGGGGCCTCTGATGGCTTACCTGCGCGGCCCGACCGTCAGCTACAATATCCAGAACGGCGACTTCAATCTCTACACGGCGGTCGGCCAGGTCGACATCACCGTGCCGGCGGATTGGGACAATACAAGTTCTTTCGATCCGTGGACCTTCTCCGTGACGGGTGGCTGGGTGCTGGGCGACGAGGCTCCAGACGGTCTCTACGCGTTCATACAGATGTCGTTCGTCACGGTCGACGGCGGATCGGCGATCACGGCCGATGTCAGCAGCGACGGGCTGGGCTATCTGCCCGGCGCGGTCGTGCGCTACTGGGGCACGTTTTCCATGCTGGAGACGTGGGAAACGGCTGGGCTTGATCAGACCGGCACGTTGTCCTTCGATCCGACCCAGGCCAGCTCGCAGAACGCCACCCTGATCGACGGAACGGCCTATGGCTTTCCGGGCGACGGGTTCGTGGATAATGCGGCCATCTCGCCGATCCAAGGCCCGATCGGTTGGGCGCCGTCGATCATCAACGCTGGAGCTTCGACGGGTCCCAAGCTCCAAGCCGGGCAGACCGTGACGCTGGGCCTTTCCCTCTATGGCTCGGTGGACAACGACACCTTTCCCGATCGTACGGCCTGGGCGGCGCTGCAAAGCATCACGGCGACCTATAAGGGCACGTCCGTCGAGATTCCGATCACGGATGTGTGGGTCGGTTTCGGGGGTGGGGGGCCGGTCAGTCCCTATCCTTCAAGCGTCAATCCCGACGCGCCCTACGACTTCAACGCGCTCCGCGCCGTCAACACCTCGGTCCCTCCCGAAAGCACCTTCAGCCAGGACCTCTTCCTAGAGGGGGTAGTCGAACTCATGGTCTATTTCATCCCCCCCGGAAAGCAGACGTTCTTCGATCCGGACACCGGCCACGTCGCCGCGCTCGGCACGGTAGGCATGTACGAAGTCGGCACGATGACGCCGAAGGATACGTGGTCCAACGAAGCCCAGACCGAGCTGAATATCAACCCTATCCCGCTCGACGGGGGCGGCCAGTGCATCATCTGGGGCGACGGTCTCTATCGCCAGATTTTCAAACGCGCGGACGGAACGTCCGTCTGGGACAAGGTCACGGGGGGATAGATGGTCAGCTACATCTATTCAGGCCTCCAGACCTTTGTCGATCCGCTCAACGGCGAGCCGCTCGCCAATGGGACCGTCGAGTTGTACGTGCCCTGGACGTTCACCGACAAGGCGACCTATCGGGAGCCGACAGGCCAGACCTTGAACGACAATCCCGTTGTCCTGAACGACTTCGGACAATGCTCGATCTGGGGAACGGGCCTCTATCGGCAGATCGTCAAGCGCGCGGACGGGACGCAGCTCTGGGATCGGGTGACCAAGGTCACGCCGACCGTGCGCCCATGATCCTCTCGACCTCAGTCCTGGAGGGACGGCCCAACCATCCCCCCAGGACCCAGCCCGCAGCCCATGAGAGCCAAGAGCCGGCCGGTACCGGCGCCCTCAGGCTGGAGCGATTCTCAACCCGGAAAGGAGAGGGCATGAGACCTCTGATCGAACATGTCCCTCACGCTCGTTTCATCGCAGGAGAGACCCATGCTGTCTGACGACAACGCCACGCTTCAAATCGCGGGCCTCTATGCGGCGCTGATCTACGCCGAGCAGCGACATCCGGGCTCAATCGCGCTCAAGCTCCTGCACGCTCGACTGAACGAGGCCATGGAGCTGTACATCGCCGACCATCCGGGCGTCATCCGGCCGTACGACGGCGATCCGAAGCCGCCTGGCTAGAATGGTTCCCGCCACGCTCATCGACAGTCCATCCGGCATGCTGGGCCTCGGCGCCCTGATCGCGTTTGTGCTTTGCGGGTTGCTCGGGCGGCGTTTGCGTCATGGGCTTGAACTCTCAGTCCTGCTGATGGGCCTGTGGCTCTACAGCAAGGTCATTGCCTATCTGTGGGGATGGGAGACCGCACGTCACGTAGCCCCGATGGGGGATGTTCTGGCGCTCTGCCTCACCTCCTTCGCGTGGTACCTCGACCCCCGGCAATGGAAGCTGGGCATCATGTATGCCTATCTCACCAAGCTTTTCATCCATGCGATCTTTTGGCGCAATGGCGTGGCGACCACACACGACGCGCGAGAACTCCACAACTACGCTTTGGCGTTGAATATCTTGTACGCACTTGCGATTCTGTGCGTGCTCTCAGCGGGGGTGTGGACCATTGGAACTCTGGTGGGCTCTAGGGTGGCTCCTGATCGGGCTGGGGGTCGTGGGATTCACGCTGCGGGCCGACGACAAGCGTCGCGCCAAGCCGCGAAAGGAGTAGGCAATGGGGCCTGACTCCGAAATGGTTCAGGCCATCGCCCGCCAGATCATCGAGCCGATCAAGGATCAGATCGACCTCATCCGGCAGGATGCCCGCGAGGCCCGCGACGGAATGATGAAGCTGACCACGGCCGTTGAAGCCCAGAACGTCACCAAGCGCATCGACGGGCTCGCCGAGGACATGCGCGTCCAACACGCCGCTCTGCGCCAGGACGTCGTGCTCGGGATCAACAACGTCAAGGGCGATGTCAAGGCCGTAGAGGGACGCGTCCATACCCTGGAGCAGGACAAGGAGCGCCGGGAGGGCGGCCTTCTGTTGGTCCGCCTCATCAAGGAGTACGGCGCCTGGTTCATGGGTCTGGGGGCCGCTTTCCTAGCCATGTACGGCAAGATCACGTTCAGGGGGCACTAGATGACGTCTCGTGGCATCCGGAACAATAACCCCGGCAATATCGACCGCCACGCCGGAACCAAGTGGCAGGGCATGGCGGATGATCAGTCGTCCGATCCGCGCTTCGTGGTCTTCAAGAGCCCGCAATATGGCATCCGAGCCATCGCGCGGCTGATGCTGACCTATCAGAACCAGTACCACCTCAACACGATTCGAGGCCTGATCAACCGCTGGGCGCCCCCGAACGAGAATAAGACCGAGGCCTATATCCAAGCGGTCGCGAAGAGCGTCGGCGTGGGTCCCGATGACGAGATCGACGTGGACAGCGCCCAGGTCATGACCGGGCTCATCAAGGCCATCATCCTACACGAAAACGGCTCCCAGCCCTATAGCGACGCGGTGATCGCCGAGGGCATCCGGATGGCCGGCGTCGCGGACGCCAAGCCGCCGCCCTTGGCCCAGAAGACGTCGTTTCAAGCCCAGGTCGGCGCGGCGAGCTTAGGCGTTGCTGCGGCTGGCGCGAAGGCCGCTGAATATGCCCCCGTGGTCAAAGGGTGGGCTGATCAGCTCGGCGACTTCTCGGGCTCTCCGATTATCTCCCATGTTTCGACCGTGCTGCTTACCATTGCGGGTGGGCTTGTCATGGTCGGGATCGCCTCTCAAATCCTTAAGCAGCGAGCCGCCTGATGTTCTGGGACATTCTCATCGGACTTGGCGTTCTGGCCTTTGGCGGGGGCGCCTGGTGGATCTACAAGCATCCGCCGCTCCATATGCAGCCGAAGGTCAGCGACCTTGCCAGCACGCTTGCCGTGAGCGCTGCGGATGCCTGGGAAGCCATCAAGCGAGACCTCCCTGAGATCGTCTCAGCTGAAATCTCTCAGCTCAAAGCCGAGCTGGCCGCGACGGAAACCCGCGCGCAGAAGGCCGAAGCAGCCCTTCAAGCCGAACTCAGCGCCTCCCAGATACGTCTCGCCGCTGTGCAGCAACAGGTCGCCGACGTGATCGCCGGCATCAACGCCAAGCCCGCAACCGATCTCGTGGCCCCGGCTGTCGCTGCGGCCCAAGCCGAGGACGCCGCCGCCGTCCAAGCTCTCGCGGCTCAACTGAACCCCGCCTGAAAGGAACTCCCCATGTCCTCCCCCGCCTTTGACTCCGCCATGAGCAATCTGCGCGCCGCCATCGACGCCAAGATCGCCAAGGCCGTCTCCGATGCAACCGCCCCTGCGGTCGATGCTGCGCAGACCGAAGACGCCGCCGCCGTGCAGGCGTTGGCCAACGAACTCAACCCGCCGGCTGAATGAGCCAGTTTCCCTTCAACCCCCTAGGCGGCTACCTCATAGGCGCTACGGGGGTTGTCGCCCTTCTGTTCGGCATTCACCATGCGGGCTTTTCCGCCGGGGTGAAGCACGAGCGAAAGGCGGAAGAAAAGGCCTATGCCGCCGCTTTGGACCGCGTCGCCAAGCGTGAGAAGGCGGCTGACCAGATCGCAGCGGACGCGAGAAGCGCCCTCTCCGATCGACAGGTCCAAATCCAGACCGTCACCCGAACCCTGATCGAGAAGGTTCCAACCTATGTCACCGCGAAAGCTGATGCTGGGTGCGTGCTTCCTGTTGGGTTTGTGCGCCTGCACGACGCCGCCGCATCAGGAAGTCCGGCAGGCCTTTCCGGCACCTCCAGTGGATCTATCGATGCCCCTTCCGGCCTTGCGCTCTCTGCCGTCGCCGAAACCGTCTCCGTCAACTACGGAGAAGCCCTCCAGTGGCGGGCCGAGGCTCAAGGCTGGCGGGACTGGTATGTGAGGGAAAAGGCGCTCTGGGACCGTCGTTAGGCTCTTCTCGTCCACGATAGGTAAGCGCGTGAGGGGCTAGGCGCCCGGTTCCTTGATGTGCTTGAAACGAAAGTTTTCGCTTTCCAGGTCGTTAAGAACGATTGGCACCACGTCACCGTCCTCTCCAGTCAGATCGACAGCGTCCAAGTCGAAGGGGTCCGCCCAACGCCGCAAAAGCGCGGTATTATGTAGCAAACATACCTAGAACCGGGCGAACGTCACCGGATGCGATGATGCAAATTGCACATCCGGTGACACTCAATGAACACCTACGCGATCTCCGGTCTCCGCCGGAAATACGCTCAGGCCTTGGGCCGCGTGAAGGCCGGCGAACCTGATGCAGCGACCGACCTAGAGCACCTGGGCGCCGTGCTCCTGATGTTCAGCCCAGACGAAGACCTATCGGCCATCCAGCCGATCCGGCCCTACCCATCGAACCGCGACCGCTGGATGCGGGAGGCGCTGGCGGTCCTTCGGGAAGCGAGCGAGCCGATGACAGCCAAGGAAATCGCCTTGCGGCTCCTGACGGCTCGTGGCGTTGCTCACACCTACCGGAACGTCCAGCGCATCCAGTGCTCCCTCTACGTCGTCTTGGGGCGGTTGGAGGGGCGCGGTATTGAGCGAGTCTCGGAGGCGCCCAGGAGGTGGGCAAGGGAGGTCAGGAGTGCTCGTTAGATGATGTTGGGATGCGCGGCGGCAGTCTTGGCGGCTCGGAAGTAACTTCGACAGATTGGGAGGTAGCCTGTAGGCCCCATTGATAATGTTATCAAAATTGGTCCGAGGCGGTGTCGTTTCGGGGAATCTTGGCAATTTGTAACACCCCTGACAGGCGTTGTGAGTTGCGCATTTTCGGCGGTTCCGTTACGCCTTCCATCGGGCTCGTTTAACCTTCGCCACGACCATGTTATGGCGCAGGAAGCGGACCGTCGGAGCCGCTCACCTGCCAGTGATCGGCCCCGTGGTCTCGGCCCCAAGTGACGCAAACTGGAGAGACCTTAGGTTGGCGTTAATCCAGGCGATCCCCATATAAGGCAGCGAAAGCCCCGAGGGGAACGTAGTCTTACGCTAGCCGTTCGAGGTGTGAAGGAGTTCAAGCATGGCTTACGTGGCGAAAGAAGGTGACGGCGGTCTCGGGTGACGCGCCGCCTTTCCTAAATCAACCAGCACACGATTTCGTTGGCCCCAACCGGATGGTTGGGGCCAACTGCATTTATGGCCTTCGATATCTCCTTTGGGATGACTGATCCCCAGGCGGTTGTCGCGGTGGGCGCGGTGGCTGCCGTGATCGCCCTCGTGACAGCCGCCCTTACTTCTTGGGCTTGGTTATATGTTTCACCACGGGACCCACAAGTTCCCACTCGCCAAGCCGATAGCGGCCCACAGCAAGATTATCGGCCCGGCGGCGCTGGCTGCGATCCAAAGCGGCTGAATGCGCTGTCCGCCAAAAAGGCCCCAGCCGAGCGCGCACGCTGCGCCGTAGCCGCTGAGGACCATCGCAAAGATCAAAGCACACTCGGAGAAGCGGTTCGTGCGAACGACCTTGCCGAACAGAATCTGATCCTCGCGGCCCAGCAATCCAGGTCCGCGTTCGCTCAGACCATCGCGACTGCCTTGGCGTTTGGCGCCGCCGCCCTTGCCGCCGTCTTTGCCGGCTTCGCCGCTTGGCATGCCAAGCGTAGCGCCGACGCCGACAATGCGGCTTTGGAGGAAGCCCGAACTGCCGCCGCTGCCGCTCGCGAAGATGCTCTCCGGCAACAAGAGCATTCGGAAGCTCAGCTCGAAAAATCCCAAGAATTGGTCGAATTTACCGCCAAGACCGCATACGCGATGGATCACAGCGCCGTCGCTATGCGCGGCCTTGCAAACGCCACGCGCGCCGGGATCGAGGCCTCTGAAAAGAGCGCGCGCGCAACCCTGGCACCCTATGTGTACGCCAAATCTGCAAGCGTTCGCCATTGGGAGCCCCTCGGTATCATCCTTGAATGCTTCAACGCCGGCCAGACACCGGCCACGTTCTTCGCGGTTGGGGCGTACGCCGAAGTCGCCAAAACGGGCGATCCAGCCGCCGACACGATACCCGACGATCTCGAATACGTAGTGTGGACTGCCTTGGGAGGAAGCGCCGCCAAGACCGCCGCTATCTCCCCTCGTACCGATGCTGGCTTTTATCCGATGCGCCTTGACCGTGAAGGCACCCGATATCTTCGGGTGGTGGGGCGCATCATCTATGGCGACATATTCGGCATGGCCTACGAAACCCGGTTCGTCTTCTTCAAGCGCGGCGGAACTCTCGTCCCAGAGATGTCGCAAGCCGTAGGCGATACCGTCGTTTTCAGCCCGATGGCGGGTTGGGAGAGCATTCTCAGCCGGGCAACACCCGGAAATGAGACAGAGCGTTAGCAGACCTCCAGCGATCATGCGTCACCGTTTCCGATGACACATGCCGCCTGATCCGGCGACGGACGAAACGTCCTTGGTGTGTTTGCTACATAATACCGCTTATCTCCCCCTGTCCCTGTAAAGCTCTCTCCAAAGTACACGTAGGCCAGCCTCATTCCTTCCGCGTCCTCTACGACATAGGCGGAGTCCAACTCGCGGATGGACCAGGGGAGGGCGAACTTCCGAGGCACTAGCGCAGCAGCTCGCGCACCTTCTCCGCGACCTCGTCTGGGATTGGCCGTCCTCTAGATCCATCCGACTTGTACCGCCGGATCATGTTCTGAGACCTTCCGACAGCCTTAGCCATTTCGGCGTCTGATAGGCCGAGATTGGATTGGGCGAGGCGGAAGGTGTCCGGGGTCATGGCAGCTTGTCGTAGATGTCACCCAAGGTCTCGCGGGCCAGCTCTCGCGGATCGTTGTGACCGTCCGCAATCAGCTTCAGAGCCTTGGCGAAGCGCGCGCCGTTGAACTCCAGACGCCGAGCCTGCCAGACTGCGTCGCTCTTCGCTTTGGCGGACGCTTCCCGACGCGCAACCGCCTCGGGGTCGTGGACCTTGCAGAGCCACGCTCCGTCGATTTCTACGACGCCGGGCTTTTCGCATTGGTGGAACCCCCCGAGGCTTAGGAACGCTAGCGCTGCAACGGGGCTTCCCGTTTCGAAGCGTCAGGGCGACCTGGTAGCCAATCCTCCGCTGCCAATCGATCGGCTTGTATAAACGAACCATCGCATCATCTCCCAATGGGCGGATCAAGAGACCCGTGCGGCCAAGTCGTGCGGCGTACCGCCATAGGCGAGGCGGTCGTAGACGTCGCGAAGCTGAGCCTCGTCGGTGAGGTTGGTTTCCATGCATGAGAAGTTCGTCGTCATATGCCACCGGCGATGATCGACCTCGGTGAGTTCCGAGAAGCGATAGTCCATCACAGGGAACGCATCATTCATGTATTCCAGAACTGCCGTCACGCGCTGCTGGCCGTCCAGCAGCCATGTGTCGTACGGGCTGTTCATGTCGTCGGTGCGGTTGTAGATGAACACCCCGATCGGAAGCGCCATCCAGCAACTTTCGATGAAGCGCACCTTCTGCGCCAAGGTCCAAACCGGCGGCCGCTGAAACGGCGGCAGCACGAACCAGCCAAGCTGGCGCTCACCTTCCGATAGGGGCGCCATCCGCTTCGCTGAACGCTCCTTGAGGAAGACCATCGTGGTTAGGTGCGTGGTGGCGCGGAACCAACTATCTGGAATGTTTCGTAGGGCCGACATCTGCATCATCTCCGTTTAACGGCGGATCACCTTGACCCGTGCAAGGGAGAGAGTCCCACATCGCGCCCAGATTGGCAATGTTAGGTTCGCGCCAAACGCACTGAATGCAGGGTTTCCATGTGAGACGTCTCCTGCGCGAATTGTAAAATTTCCGGGATAGCGCTGAACCATTCGCCAGACAGGCGCCAAGGTTCAAAGCAGCGATGTAGGTCGCGCTCCATGGCGCGGACTTCGGCCGGGTGGCAATCGCTGAAGTCCGCCCAACCAATCAGGATCAGCGGTTCGCCGCTTCCAGTCTGAAGGACGCCAAGGCGTCCGATTGGGTCGCACGAAACCCCGATCTTCACCCGACCGCTTTCCTTCGCATGGATGAAGTAGATGCAACTCGGCCGTCGCCGAGGAATGGTGGACGCAGCAGGGATTGAACCTGCGACCCTTCGCGTGTGAAGCGAATGCTCTCCCGCTGAGCTATGCGTCCTTGGAGCCATTGGTCCAATATCGACCGGTGAGCCCGTTGATTCAACAGGAGCGGCCTCATCCGTGTGAACGAGAGGGGCGGGTGCGCGAGCCATGAAATCCTTGTATTTTCCCGTAAGAGCGCCCGCGAACAAGCGTCGAACACGACAGCGAGCGACAACGATTCTGGTTCTTTTGGGCTAAAAGAGCAACTAGGGCTTAGAAGTCCAACGCATCCGCGGCATCCGCGAGGAAGTCGGGGTGCAGCTTGGCGTAGCGGCGCTCTGTGACCTTGGTGTCCGAGTGCCCCAGGTAGCGGCTGATCCTGAACATATCGACGCCGCTTTCCGCCATCCACGAAGCCGCCGTATGGCGCAGGATGTGTGGGGTGATCCCATCGAGCCCGGCGCGCTCGCTGGCGGCCCTGAATCCCTTCTTGATCGACAGCACGCGATGACCGCCCCACTCAATGACGTGGTTGCAGGTCCGGGCCTCGCGCAGCACGCGCAGATAGCGGTAGGCGCGCCGGTTCATCGGGACCGTTGCGCGCCGCTTGCGCGCGTCGTCTGCGGCGTCTCCCAGCGCCAAGGTGATGCGTCTGCGTTCCATATCCACGCGGTCCCAGGTCAGCTCAAGGAGGGCTGATTGCCGGGCTCCTGTGGCCAGCGACAGGGCGATGAACGCGCGGACGTGGGGAAACCGCCTGGCGCCCTTCAAGAGCGCCCTGGCCTCATCTCGGCTGAGATAGCGTTCCTTGGGCGGGGGAGGGGCCGGCAACTCAAAAACCGCATCGGCGCCCTTCTTGTGGAAGTTCAGCGCGGCGCGGACAACCTCCAGTTCCTTGCGCACGGTGTTGGGCTTGCGGCCGGCCGCATAGCGCGTGTCACGGTAGGACCGGCAGAGATCGCGAGTGATCTGGTCTGGTCTTAGGTGGCCGAAGGTGGCCTCTGCCTGTTTCCATGCCCCCCGCAGATCGACGGCGCGAATGGCGGTCTTGTCCTTGTCGTCCAGATACGCCGATACCAGCTCGCCTACCGTGTGGCCGACTGGCTTGCGCAGATGATCGGCTAGCCTCTGACGGGCCTCGCCAAGATCCTTGGTGCGGAGAGCGAAGCGCTTAGTCTTCCCCTCATGGCTTGAGACCCCGTAGTAAGCTCCCCGATAGAGCTTGATCCGCCATTCTGGCACTGGGCTTCCTCATAGGCTGTCACGTCGGAAGGACGGATGCGGATTTGCCGCCCGACGCGGAAAGCACGCAAGGTCCCTTCGCGAACGAGGTTGCGGATGGTGGCAGCCGAGACGCCCCAATGGCCGGCGAGCGTTTCGGGGGTGTAGGCGTAACTCATCCATCACCCCCAGCACCGGACACGCTGAGCTGCTGGCCAATCAGGTCGCTTGCGACCGATGCCGCGTTGTGCGTGTGGGAAGGTTCCCGGGAGGAACCCTGATCAGCTTTCACCACCTCTCCCCTCCGTAAGCTCTGCATGGAGTTGAGCGAGGGCGCGGAAGTTGGCCAGCTCGTTTGCGGCGCGGAAGGCTAGGTTCTGGAGCGAAGCGACTTGCGATTGGGGCAGGCCCGCGCTGCAATGATCCTTCAGCAATTGAAGGTTGACCCGCGGCTCAACCTTCAGCGCGCCCAGCACTTCTCCCACTTCCGTCCGTAAGGCGGAGAGAGCGGCTTCGGCGGCTTGGGCGCGGACTTCGGCTTCATCGCGTCTATCTGCGCGAACCCAGCGGGAGCCATCCTTGGTCGTGAGGCGAGGATCGTTGGCAGCGAAGATCAACGCCAGCAGGAACTCGGCGCGGTCGGCGCGGGCGCACGCCTCCAGCCACATGTACGGGCCGACGCGGAGATCGCCGACCTGAAGCACGCCGCTGAGCGGATAGGGGTTCTCGGTCATTTGCGCCTCCGCGCGGCTCGCCGATGTTTCTGGAGGACAGCCGCCGCTCGGGTCTGACCGGCCTTGAGGTTTTCCAGGCCTTGGAGGAAGAGGCATTCGAAGTCGCTGCCCCCCTCCAGAGCAGTCTCGAATGCCTGCGCCGCCACCCGACAGCAAGACGCCGCGTCCTTCACGGCCTTGAGGGTGCGGGAATCCAGCCACTCAGCCGCAGCCTTCAGCCCTTCAAGGTCGGGTTGGGTCAAACATGCCTCCACAAAACGAACAGAGCCGAAGCCAGGGCGACGGCGACGAAGGAGAGCCAGAGAGCGACGCGCAGGACGCTCATCTGTCCCCCTCCCCAGCAGCAGGACGGGGGATCGGGCCGCAGATCGTGCGGGCCGTGACCTCGCGGCCGTTCACGTCCCAGAAAGCGCTATGCACCCACTTGGCGATCTGCCAAGGAGCGGGGGTCTCATAGGCGTCCCTGATCCAGTAGAAATCGCCCTCGACCAGCTCGACGGTCGGCAGGCTTTCGGGTTCGCTGCTCATTGGCTTTCGGCCTTGGAGAGGGCGGCGAGGGCTTCGCGTGCGATCTGAGCTTCTTCGCTGACGGTCTCGATTTCGTCGTAGCCAGAACTAGAGTACATATCACCGACCCGCATCACTTCGGCCCTCACGCCAACTTCAACGATCTTCTCCAGCGCCTCCACCAGGCCCGGAGACGGGTCTTCGGCGAGGATGGCGTCTGCGTCTTCGTAGAAGTCGCGCTTGCGGCCAGGCGAAAGGTCTTCAAACCGCTCGGGATGCCACGGGCTGTAGGTGTCGCGCCGGGCGGCGCGGACTTCAGCCCGCTCGTGCAGTTTGCGCGCGATCCGTTCTCTCCGTTCCACCATGGGCTCGGGCTTTGCGTTGGGGGTGTCAGACGTCATGGGATTGGCCTTGGAGGGCGAGGCGGCCGGCGTCGGTCGCGACATACCGTGCCCGTTCGGCGCGGCGCACTAGACCCATCTCAACCAGGCGGTCTAGCCGCCCCCAATCCCTGCCGGGCAGCGCGCTCTTGGTCAGCCCATGCCACTGTTCGACAATCTCCAGCAGCGACCGCTGCGCCTTGGTCAGCTTCACCCCGCTCATGGCTGGGTCTCCTGGCCCTTCGCCTCCTGGGCGCGGAACGTGAAGCACCAATTGGGGATAGGCGGTGCGGGGGTTCCGTATGTCCCCGCGCTGATCCAGAGTGGCCACGTCATGGCGTAATAGGCCACGCCCATGCCGTTCATCGCCGGGATCACTGAGGCCATCCCGAACCCGAGGAAGGTACCGACCAACGCGTAGGCAACGGCCATGCCCGCGAAGAATTGCCGAAGCGGTCTCATCCCTTCGCCTCCTGGCGGTTGGTGGAGAGCAGGGAGCGGGCTCGCTTGAAGCCTGGTGCGTCGAGCGGCGCGGGAACGAATAGTTCCGCCATGCCGATCATCTCTTCCAACGCCCCCACCAGTGCGTCGTGCTCGTCCAGCAGGGCTAGCAAGGGGCGTAGTGGGATGGAGAGCGTGGCGAAATCTAGTTGATCCTCCAAGGCCGCCGCATAGTCGCCATTCACCCGCGCATCTCGTTTGGCGTCCCGTTCGCACGCCGCCTTGCGGGCTAGCGCCGCCGCTCTCAGGGCTTCTCGGTCTGGGGTCATGTCAGGGCCTTGTATTTATTGATCATCCCGGGAACCTTCACGTTCGACCTGTGCGGCATGGGCGCTGCGCGCCTCATTGGTCAGGGGCTCTGAGCTGTCCGGCGCTGGGTCGATCATCGCTTGCCCCATGGGTTGACGTGGGCGGCGATCTTGCGGCCCGAACCCTTCCACTGGCCCAGGTGCTTCAGGCGCTTGCGGCGGATTCTGGACTTCTCCTCGACATCGTCGGCCGTCTTCTCACGGTGCTTGTCGCGGAGCGACGGGGCCAAGTTGCTTTCCCGGTTCTCCCCGCCGTTGCAGAGAGCGGTCACGTGGTCGCAGTCCCACGGCTCGCCAGCCTTGATCTTCCGGCCCGACAGGTAGCAGATGCCTCCATGCCGTTCGAACACGCGCAGCTTCACGCGGGCCGGGATAGGGGTGTCAGGCGTCGCGCCAATCCATTCTGCTACGGAGCGGCCAGCGCTCAGTTCCGCGATCTCCTGCTTGGCGGCGGCGACGCGCTCTTCCTTGGTGAGGTTCCGCATCAGGCGGCCTCGCGAGCGGGGTTCTTGGCCCCGCCCGCGCCCTGGCCGCTCTCTGAAATCTGTTCTGACGGGTCGCTCCAGACGACGCCGTGCTCGTCACCCCACTTGAGCATGTAGGTGATCAGGTCGGCCATCTCTTCGACGGACATGTCCGAAGTGTGCAGGCCGAGAAGCATGATGCCTCCCTCAAGACCGGGAACCGCGCGGACGCCTCCCCCGGCGACCTTAACGGCCCCAGTGAACATGTCCTTCCACTCTTCCTCGGTCAGCTTCTCGCCGTTCCAGGTCGCTTGGTCGGCAACGTCGGTGAGCATCGGCCAAAGCTTGCTGTTTTGCTTCAGCGTGCGCACCGGCCCCTTGATCTCGACGCGCGAGAACTTGGGAAGCGTGGCGACTGTCTCAGCCACCTTCTTCCGCTGCTCCTTTGTGTGAAGCGTGTACGCTTTGCGCATTAGACCGGCGCCTCAGCGTGACGACCGTTCCGGGCCATGCCGACTTCACTTGGGCCAACAGCTCCGCGAAATCCGGCGTCGAGTTCGGCCTCGGCGTCGACGTGGGGGTTCATGAGTTCTTCGCGACGTAGCTCCAGGCGGTCGCGGAGCGGGTCGAGCCACGAAAGCGGGGCGTCCGCGGTGTACTCGTCAAAGTGCTCCAGCCAGTCGAGCACGCCGCCCTTGTCGAGGTTGTCGATCTCTTTGGTGTATTTCTCGTGGTCGCCGTCGCGCTTTGCCTGGGCTGCGGTCTTGCGCTGGCCGCTGCGAGGCGGCGGCGCGTCGGTCGTGACCATGGAGCGGGACTTGTCGTAGAGCGCCAGCCCGAAGGGGTTGCCGAAGGTCATCAGCGCCCGCTTTCTAGCGTCGCTCTCAGCCTCCTTCGCCGCGCTCTCGATAGCGTCGCCAAGGGCTTCGGGCTTGCCCATGCCGGAACCGAACCCGGTCCCTTCGCGGGTGACGCCGGCCACGGTGATGCGGACCTTGGCGAGGTAGCCGACCCGCCATTGCTTGTAGGGGCCATTCTGGCCTTTCAGTTCGACCAACTCGCGGTTGGTCTCGGTCAGCATGACGGTCTCGCTCGTCCAGGCGTCGAACCCAAAGATCCGATTGGCCTCGGCGATGGCGTGCCAAGCCTCGATATAGGAGAGCCTCTTGCCGCCCTGCTCGCGCTCCAGCACGTTGGCCGTGGAGAGTGGAGCTTGCAGGGATTTGATCTGCTCAGGCTTGAAGGTCACGCGGCGATCTCCGTGCTAAGGTAAGCCTCGGTCATCGCAGCGGTCAGTTCCTCGACCAGCTTGCGTTCCGGGGCGTTGTAGGGGGTGTCCTTGGCCTCGGCGCGGAACAGGGCCAGAAGCCGCTCGGCGCTCTCCTGAGGAACCCACAGGCCATGACGGTAGTAGACCTCGCCATCCCTTGCGAAGAAGGTGGGAGGGGTCATGCGTTCCTCCCACTGATGGCTTCGATGGTCTGGGCCTTGTTGGCGGTGTCCTCGGCGAGGCGACGGGCGAGGTCTCTGACCCCTGCCGGATAGGCTTCCCCGCCCTCGGCGATCTCCTTCGCCAGGCGCTCCACTTCGGACAGGATCGCTTGCAGGGCTCCGACGTGTTCTCGCGCGAGGCCTCGGGCTTCGGCTTGAAGGGCCTTGATCCGCTCGGAGAGGGTGGGCGTCCGGTCTTGGACGATGCGGAGGGGGGCGGTCATTCGTCCACATCCTCGTCGTCATCGACGCAAACAGCTTCTGCCGACCAGGGTCGTGGGACGTAGGCGACATTTCCTTCGTGGAATCGTTCAAGCGCCTCCCACTCCTCGACGTGAAGGAGGGCCGCTTCCATAATCCCCTTTTGGATGGCCTCTTCCTCGGTGTCCGCTTGGACCGTGAGGAGCGCGTGTCCGGCGATGGGGATGGTGACTTCCCAGGTTTTCTTATCGGTCATGGGTTGGTCTCGTGATCGTTTGAGGGCTTCACGGCTCAGCCCTCCACATGTCGATCCGACCGTCAGCCGTGCGAGGCCAGAGCTGGGACAGGAAGGCGACGAAGCCGACGCCGATGATGAGGGCGGAGAGCATCAGGCGGCCTCGGCAGCATCCGGCGGAAGATCCAGAGCTACCGAAAGGTCGCGGATCGCAATTGCCGGGACAGCCGGTGCGTATTCACCGCGAGCCTGCCAGCGCGCCACGATGAAGCGGTCGGCTTCTGGCCAACCGGCTTGGAGGTCATCGAAGCTGTTGAAGCCACCAAGCGTCGCCATCAGCGTGCGCTTGAGTTCGGCGCGTTCTGAGCGGGACGCCTCCTTGCGCTCAGCGAGGGACAGCGCCTTGGCCCCGAATTTGTCCGTTTCGGGCAGGCTTAGGATGTAGCCGTTGCGGTGCTCTGCGAAGATACGGGCTCTGACTTCGTACGAGGCCCCAAACCGCAGTCGAATGCGCCGGCCGCCCACGTTGAGGTCGATGGAATCATCCTCGCAGAACGCGCCCTTTGGAGCGGCGTCGATGACGCTCAGATAGTCGCCATAGGCCTTGGCGCGGGCCTGGATGGCGAGCGCGTTTTCTTCGGCCACCAAAGAGGCTTCGATGGGGTCGAACTTGTGGGCGATGATGGCCGCGCAAATCTGTTCGCGGTCATATTTCGTGAGACGCGTCTTGGCCATTTAGGCAGCTCCCGTGCTAGGTTGTTCAGGAAAGGAGAGCATCAGGCGGCTCCTCCAGAAGCCTTCGCCCAGCGCTTGAAGGCGTCACGAGCGTGAACAACCTCAGCCACCAGCTCGGCGCATTTGGTGTAGAAGGTCAGATCCCCAGCCTTCCAAGCCGCATCGGCTTCGTCCCGGAACAGGCCGTGGAAATGGATCAGGTCCTCCTCTGTCAGAGGAACCTTGGCGTTCCAGAGGATGGAGCCGCCTTGAACGGTGAAGGAGGTCATTGGCGTTGCTCATGCAGGGCGTTGACCGCCTGAACGACCAGTTCGGCGTCGAGACGGATGAGGCCGACTGCGACACGCGCGCCGCCGCTGTCGAAGATCGACCAGGCGGGATCGCCCATGTGATCTTCGGCTTCCATCCGCCACGGCAGGTCGTTGATCGGATAGACTTTGGTCACGTCGCCCATCTCACCGCCCCTCCGAACGGGCCAGGGCGGCGTTGGGGCCCCAGCTCAGGTGTGGGTTGCCGAGGCGTTCGCTCAGGGCCGCGTGGGCTCGATGGCCACCAGCCTCGGCTTGCTTCCACGCCTCTGTGTCGAGGTAGCGCTGGCCGGGCTCGTAGAACGCCAGAATGAAGTTCAGCGCGCCCCACGCTTGCCGAAGCAACTGCTCGTCAGCCGCAGCGTCTAGGACTTCGGAAGGAAGCTGGGTCATTGGCCAGCCTCCCCGCGAGCGAGGGCGGCGAGAGGCCCTTCATCGGGCTTTGGCCCATAGCTGTCGGAGAACCTGACCACGCGGCGAGGATCGCGCGAGCCGCGCTTCAGGCACTCCCGGCCATAGTCGGTGATCCGCACGTCCCATCGGCCGTAGTTTCCGCCGGCCCACTCGACCATGCCGCTGCTGCGCAACAGGTAGTTCGTGCTCGCCATCACCCAGATGCCGTTGGGCGAAAAGGAGGCGTGGCGCGCACCATGGCTGAGCGTGGTCGGGCCGTTGTCCTCCAGATAGCGGAGCACCCGCAGCGTGGTTCGCCCGAGCGCGATCCTCTCCCGCCGCTCTTCCATTAGGGTTGGGGAGGTGGTCCGGCCTTTCGAGCCACATTCGGGACACGGCCAACGGGCCTCAGGGCCACTGGCGCGCTCGATGTAGCCGACGCCACCGCATGTGCTGCATGATGCGGGGTTGGGGTTGGTCATGGCATGAGGTCCCGTGGTGCACATTCCAGCGCCTTGGCGACGCGGAAGAGCGCTTTGATTGAAAGGTCGGTGCGGTCAGTTTCGAGGTTGGCGATCTGCCCCCGCGAGAGCCCGCAGGCCTCGGAAAGCTCCTGCTGGGTCAGGCCCCTGGCCTTTCGCATGGTGAGGACCAGCGCACCCACAGAGACGCCCTCTAGCTCCCCGGTTCCGTTGCAGTGAGGGCACTTCATTCCCCACCCCCTCTTGCGAGAAGGAGGGCGGCTCGGTTTGCGTCGTGGTGCTCATCAATCAGCCGCAGAGCTTTTCGGTCGCTGTGACACCCAACCGCCCAGCCACACGAGCACTCCACCATGCGGAGCGATCCGGTGAAGGTTGTGACCTTGATCTTGTGTCCAGCCGTCCAGGGCTTCGAGGAGGAGGCTTGGGTCATTGGGCGGCTCCGACAGAGCGTGCGACTGCCTCAGCGGCCCAGACGCCATTCTGAGTGAGTTGGCGCTGCCAAGCGCCCTCGCGCGGAGACCAGCGGAAAGCGCGGCTCTTGAGTTCGGAGATGATCTCGGGGGCAGGCTTGCCGTCGAAGACCAATTGCACACGGTCGATGGCCTTGTTCAGAACGATCTTGCCGCCCTCGAATGCCTTCTCCTTGTGCTCCACGCCTGCCTCCTGGGCGGCCTGAGAGGCCGCAGCCGTGGCGGCCGACCGAAGCCGGCGAGCCGCCCAAGACCCCGCGCCATTCACGTGCGCCAGGACCTCGTCACAGCGCTTGCGCTCGGTCTCCATGCGCTTGTTGTTGCGCTCGACCGGAAAGCGGGCGCGGCCGGTGATGAACCAGTTGACGGTTCGAGCGCCGGCTTGCTGATAGGCGACCCACTTGCGGAGAAAGCGTTCGCTCCACTCGGTGACCAGCGCTTCGTCGCCGCCGGCGGACCGGACAGCTTCAGCGCCAGCGGTCCACCATGCCACGCCCTCATCGAGGTTCACTCGCGCGGATCGGTCGGGGTAGTGGGTGCGCTGATCGAAGGAGCGCTCAAACCGTTCGGCTCCGCCGACGGCCGCCACAAGGCGATCGCGATAGGAAAGCTCGACCATCTCTATTCAGCCGCTTGCATGAGGGAGGGGGAGGCAGGCTTCGGAAGCGGCTTCTTGAACGCCACGTCGATGGCCGCGAACGCCGAGGCGTGAAGGTCTGCGGCCGAGTAGAGCTTGCCGCGCAGGCTTTCCGGCACGACCTGGCCCGTCTGGAAGTCGCGCACGACCGGCTTTCCAGCGGTCAGGGCGTCGTGGACTTCGCGGTAGGTCTGGCGGTCTTGGGATTGGGCGTTCATCACAGATCGCCGACGTTGCGGTAGCCGTCGATGGCGAAGCTCACGAACTGGTGGCGCTTGCCTTTTTCGGAGCTGACCACTTGCCAGCTCTCGACAACGCGGCCCTGGCCATCGCGGACGTAGAAGATCTCGCGCGGCTCAGCCGGAAATTCGAGGCCGGTGCGGTATTCCTTGAGGATCATCGCTCTGTCTCCATTCGGCGTGGGCCGATGGAGAGAATGTGCATGACGTGCGCAGACGCAGCAAGCGAAAAGTGCGTGTGGTGCGCATTTTTCTCAGACGCGGCCAAGCGCCGTTGCGCGCCTGGAGCGCGTAAACTCAGCTACAGTAAGGGTTTAGTCGCCTGCGAGGACGAAGCGGATCGCGCGACCAATCGCGATGACGATCAGCGCAAAGATGCCGACGAAGATATGGGTTCCCATCAGCTCACCGCTCTGGACGGCGCCGACAGTGACCAGAAATAGGAGCAATCCCCCGAAAGCGGCGGCCGCCAGCCAGATCACATAGCCGAGCCGCGCGAGAAGGCCCACTAGCCGGTCTTCTTCAGCCGCTCAATGGTGGGGGCCAATTCCCGTTCCAGCTCGACGCGCTTAGGCGCTGGCAACGTGTCGTAGATCGACCAGATCGGATCTGGGCGCGAGGGATCGCGCATGATCAGGCTGCCGCGATCCGTGCGGTAGAAGTCCGCTAGGATGTCCAGCAGCGTCTCGTTGTAGGGAACTCGGCCGCGCTCGATCTTGCCGAGGTTCTGGTGGGTCATGCCCACATGCTCGGCGACGTGCTCCAGGGTGTAGCCCCGGAACTTGCGCCAGGCGCGCAGATAGTGCCGAGGCTGATTCTTCTGGGCCATGTGCACATTGTGCGCCGCGACGGAAACGCTCGCCACGTCACCGAATGCACATCGACCTTGACCCTGATGCGCACCTAGTGCACATTGCATCGTATGACTCTCGAAGATTGGATGACCCGCAAGGGGATCAAGGATGCCGAGCTTGAGCGGCGGCTTCGCGGACGTCTATCCAGGTCCCAGATTTCGCGCATCCGACGCCGCAAGAGCATTCCCTCCGTCGAGGCGGCTCGCGCTCTGGAGGAGGTGACGAAGATACCGGCCGCGAAGCTCCTGCTTGTTGAGCGCGCCTGATGCCCTACCGCGTCACCTTGGCCAGCAACATCGGCAGCATCTGCTCGAACACGGCGGCGGCCTGCTGCCGGGCTCGTGCGTGGTCCGCATTGGCCTTGATCGGCCGGTTGATCGGCAGGACGGAGGACAGCGCCTGCTCGTCGGCGAGTGTCCTGGCCATGACGCGGAGGAACTGGGAGCCCTTCTTCGGCCCCAGCACCTCCAGCAAAGCGCTGATCCCGACACGGATCAACACAGCCTCGGGCGTGACCGAAGCCATCGGGTCGCCGGATTTCGAAGCGTCGGCCATCCGGCCAATGTCGCTTCCCCCTGGTGAATCCCGCATGAGCGCACACCGTAAACAAAGCGCCCGTGTAGGGGGGAGAGACTTCCGGGCTGACGGTCAAGCTCACCACATCGTTGCCCCCAAGATCAATATACCCGAATTGCGTGCAATTGTCGCGTGTAGAGCGAAGGGTTTCGCCTGATGCGCAACCGGGGTTCGTTCATCAACTGGGACCGTCTTGCAGCCTGGATTGCCGCAATAGCGCTGGCGGCCGGGTCCTTGTGGTCGGCGTGGCGTCTCCTCGCGACCGTGATTGGGAAGAGATAGATGGCCGCCCGCGAGCAATATCCCGAGCGTAACTCCAAGATCGTTGCAATGCGGAAAGCCGGTATGTGGCCCCGCGCAATCGCCCGCGAGCTTGGCCTGTCCCACAATGTGGTCATTGGCGTCTGTAACCGCGCCGGGCTTTCGGGTCCAGATGGTCACAAGGAATGCCTCAAGGGGGAAGACGCGCCAAACGCTGCGCTGACGCAGGAGGCCGTCGAGATCATTCGTCGGGAGTGGAAGCCTCGCGACCCTAATCGCAGTCAGGTGGCGCTAGCGGTCCGCTTTGGAGTGACGCCCATGACCGTGTGGAATGTCATCCATCGCAAGACGTGGGGCGCCTAACCGTGGCCCAGATCCCCAATCCCATCACGCAAGCCGCATCCCCCAGTCTGTCGGCTCTGCGTGCAGTCCGGGAAGACCCGGACGGAGGGGAGGGCGGCACTGAGCCCCGCCGCTCTCCCCATTCCGATGCTTGCCCAGAAGTAGGTCGCGCTGAGGCGTTCCAGCGCCTTGCGCGTGTCTGGGTCCTGATGGTCCGCGCCTGCCTGCCAGGCTCGCTGCGCGGCCTCGAACTGTGCGCTGTTGAACCCCTCCATGTCGCTGAACTCCCCGCTTGTGCGAGGCCACTATGTCGGTGACGCACATGGAAATACGCGATGGGTTTGGGGAAAATCTTCCCGGCTTTGACCTTCAGCGCACTCGCGACGCGCTCTCGAAATACGTCGAGCTTCGCTGGCCCTACAGCCGGCGCAAGGCTGTGATGAAGGAATGGGACCTCAACGACGACGAGGCCCGTTCGGTCTGCACGGGGCGGGCGTCCTGGGCGACCTTCGACAAGATCGTCTCACATAAGCGAGGCGGCTGGACGGTTCTGTTCCCGATCTTTGGGGCGCTCCTGGACCAGACCGCTGAGCAATACCTCATCCGGGAAAGGCAAGCCCATGCGGAGCGCGCTGAGCGCCTTGGGGCGCTGGTCGGCGATTGGTGGCCTCTGGCTGGTCCTGGGGCTGGCGATCCTGGTGTCGATGCTGGGCGGAGCCATCGAGAGCGTGGCGCTCGGCATCGCTGATTGGGCGGCGGAACAGCGCGCCAAGATCAAGGGAGAGGACCGGTGATTTTTACAGCCAAGCCAGACACACGCCTACACCCAGACCAACCCCCAACCCGGTTCCTTTCGGTCTTGTTCCCCTTGGGAACTGCGCGATGAAACCGACGCGGCCTGTCTTGCGGTGGCATGGCGGCAAGTGGGTTCTCGCCCCTTGGGTGATCGGCCACTTTCCGCCCCATCGGGTCTATGTCGAACCTTTTGGCGGCGCAGCGTCCGTGCTCCTGCGCAAGCCTCGCTCGTACGCGGAAGTTTACAACGACCTAGACGGTGAAGTCGTCAACCTGTTCCGCGTGCTGCGGTCAGAGGAAGCCTGCGCGCTTGTTGAGGCCCTGCGTCTTACGCCGTTCGCACGGTCGGAGTTTGACGAAGCCTACATCGGATCCGATGAGCCGCGCGAGCGGGCGAGATGCTTGGTCATGCGCAGTTTCATGGGGTTTGGCTCAAACGGCCATAATCGCTCGACAGGTTTTCGCGCCAACTCGAACCGGTCGGGCACGACGCCGGCGCATGATTGGGCCAATTATCCCGATGCGCTCGTCCGGGTCATCGAGCGTTTACGCGGCGTGGTCATCGAGAGCCGCGACGCCTGCGAATTGATGGCCGCGCACGATAGCGCCGAAACGCTGCACTATGTCGACCCTCCCTATTTGCCGGAAACGAGGTCCGACCTCGGCAAGGACTACGCGCACGAGCTCACCCGCGACGATCACGCCAAGCTATTGATCTTCCTGCGGGGGCTCGCCGGCAAGGTCGTCCTCTCTGGCTATCCGTCGAAGCTCTATGACGACGCGCTCAGCGATTGGAAGCGCGTCGAACGCAAGGCGCTAGCGGACGGCGCCAAAGAGCGGACGGAGGTCCTCTGGATCAATCCCGCCGCTGCCCAGCCCACTCTATTCGATCAGGAGGCTGCATGACTCCGCCGTTTTCGGTCTTGTTCCACCCCTTCAAGGCGATGAAGGCCAGGAAGGCGAAGGAAGATGCGGATGTGGTGGCGGAGGCCGCGCATCTGCTGTCCCAGCGAGCCCAGGCCGTCCGTGAAGCCCGAGCGACCCTGAAGCAGCGCGCCACGATCAATGGCCTGCTGCTCTCCGTCTCCGACGATCAGCGGGCGCGCTTTGAGCGCCGGGTGGCCGAAGTCCTTTCGATGAGGGGTTCGGCATGACTGCGCCCTGGCCCTCCCGCGAGCTGGTCCAGCGCGTCATCGTCGAGACGGCTGAACAGCTAGGCGTGCTACCCGATGTCGTGGCGTTTCGGCGGACGAAGCTCATCACTCGCGCCCGCGTCGAGGTCTGGCGCCGCCTGGTGATTGACGCCGGATATTCCCCTATCGGCGTCGCCAAGGCCTGGGGGACTGATCCGAGCGCGATATACCGAGCGCTGAAGGCCGCCGGCCACGATGTGCGCACGCGCTCGACCGGCAATGACGACGTGAAGCCGCCCTATCGCAAGCACTATGAGGCCTGCATCCGCTGGCAATACCCGGACCGCGCCGACGCAATTCTCGCTGGATCTGATGCGCGGAGCAACGCTGACCTGGCCCATTGGGACGCCCTCGGTCGCAGGAGCGCGGCATGAGGCGTCCAGCCGAGTGTGAGACCCTGGAGGCCCGCGCATTGGCTGAATGGTTTGGCCTTCCGCTTGGCGGGGGACGGATAGTCGCTGCGCTGCGGTCCGAGCCCTGGCCAGCATTTCTGACTCTGCATGAACTGGCCGACCGCGCCAGTCTGACCCATGGCTCGACGGAGGTCTACCTGACCTATTTGCGGCGCGGCCTGCCGCAAGGTTCGTTCCAGCACTTTCCCCGCACGGGCTACCGGTTAACGCCAGAATGCCGGGTGGAATGCGATGGCGCCCTTCAAGACCTCAAAGCGCGCGTTGACGCGATCGCCAGCGACAATGGCGCCAACCTGAAAATGGTTTCCAAGGCGTTAACTGCGTCTTCGGCGCCGTCGCCTACGGTTCTCCAATGATCATGGCCGCCGATCCTCTCGCCCAACATATCGAGGCCGTGGCTGTTCGTTTGCTCGGGCAGCCCAACAGGCAGCTTTCCACCAGCTCTGAACTGCGGTTCGGGTCGCACGGTTCCCTGTCCGTTGATTTGGAGAAGGGGACCTATTTCGATCATGAAGCAGAAAAAGGCGGCGGCGTTCTGGATCTGATCGGCCGCGAGACGGGCCTGAAAGGACAAGCGGCGGCGAATTGGCTTCGCGACGAGCTGGGCGCGGACTTGGGCGAGCCCCGGCAACAAGCGCGGATTGTCGCGACGTATGACTATGTGGACGAGGCCGGGGAAGTTCTGTTCCAAGTCGTCCGCTACGACCCGAAGACGTTTCGTCAGCGCCGCCCGGATGGTCGGGGATGGTCGTGGAGCGTCAAGGGTGTGCGCCAGGTCCCCTATCGCCTTCCTGAGCTTCTGGAGGCCATCGCAGACGGCAAGACGGTGTTCGTGGTCGAGGGCGAGAAGGACGCTGACGCCTTGTGGCGCGCGAATCTTCCTGCGACCTGCAACGCAGGCGGCGCCGGGAAATGGTCAGCAGCCTTTGCGCCCCTTTTTGCCGGCGCTGACGTAGTTATTCTGCCCGACAACGACGATGCCGGCCATGCGCATCGTGATGCGGTTGCGGCTTCCCTGCGGGGCGTGGCGGCTTCGGTGCGGAGCCTGGAGCTACCGGGCCTGCCCCCCAAAGGCGACGTTTCCGATTTCTTGATGAGGGAGTCCGTGGACGTCCTACGCGCGCTCGTGGACCATGCGCTGCCGTGCGCTGCAGAGCGCCCCCCAAGCCGCTTCGGCGCCATTGCGTGGGCGGATCTGGATAGCGTCGAGATCAAGCAGGATTTCCTGGTCGAGGACCTCCTGTTCACATGCGACGTGGGGATGATCTACGGCGCGTCGGGGTGTGGAAAATCATTCCTGGCCGTCGACATGGGGCTCTCGGTCGCCAGGGGCGTTCCATTCCTCGGCAAGAAGACGCGCCAAGGTTCTGTGATCTATCAGGCGGGTGAGGGCGGCTCAGGGCTCGTCAAGCGCCTCAAGGCGTATCGCCTACACAACCGCGTTCTGGAAGACGTGCCGTTCATCCTGCTCCCAGAGCGCGTCGACTTGTTCGGCAAGGACGGGAACGTCGATGCATTCGTGGACGAATGCTTGGCGTGGTCGGCGGTCCTGACGGAGCCGCTGTCCCTGGTCGTGATCGACACATTCTCGACAGCTACGCCGGGCGCGAACGAGAACGCGTCGGAAGACATGAGCCGCGCCCTTCAGGCCGGCGAGCGGATCAACAAGGCCACGGGCGCCGCGCTGATCTACGTCCACCACAAGAACGCAGCCGGCGACCGCGAGCGCGGTCACACCAGCCTGCGCGCCAACATCAGCACAGCCATAGAGGTGACGCGAGACGAAGACACGAATTTCAGAAGCCTGCGCCTGACCAAGCTCAAGGACGGCGAGGACGGCCTCAAGATCGGTTTCGACCTGCAACCCCTTCAGATCGGGTCCTATGACGACGGCAAGCCCATCACTTCATGTGTGGTGGTCCCCGCCCAGGATGGAGACGAACGGACCAGTAAGCGCCCCCGATTGGCAGCCGGCCAGCGACGGTTCCTCAAGGTCTTGGAAGAAGCGATCCATCGGTACGGCGGTATCGTGCCTCCAAATCCCTCCTGCGATCCCGATCAGGTCGGGGTCTCCTACGGCAAGTTCCGCGATCTGTACGTAGCCATTTGCGGGGCCGGAATGGAGCCCGGTGCAATCCGTACAGCGATCAGCCGGGACGGAAACGAGCTGTGGCTCGATGATCTGATCGGCCGAGATGACCACTGGCTTTGGATCACGGCAAAGGGGGAGCGGCGCCTATGACCTGGCCTCCGATGCTGCTGTTACATGTCGTCCGTGATGCTCGTGACGCCTCGTGTAACGCCTGTGGAAAACCATCTCGCGCGCGTATAGGCGCGTGCTCGTGTAGTTATTTGATGGTATATTCTCTGAGTTTCAGTAGGTGTTACACCCATCAAGGGTGTAACACCATAACAGCCATCGGTGCTAAACCCGCGCGCGAGACTGTCCAATGATCGACGGATATGTTCGCCTCGCGTCCATCGGACTTAGACGCTACACGGCAGAGACGCAAAATCGAGATTGCGCGTCGCGGCTTTTGCTTACGAATGCCTTGCGGCTCTGCGTAGCGGAAGTCGGCGAAATCGAGACGGCGCGCTTGGTCTTGGAAGTCCTTCAGACGCGTCCTGGCAAGCCTTCGAAGGATGCCGCATGACCTACGAAACCACCACCACGACCGGCCGCTACGCCGACAAGATCCATCGTCCGGACGACTCGAACTGGCGGCTTGTCGCGGTCGTCTACGACCCGAACCAGCTTCTGTTCGTGGCCTTCTGGCAGAGGGAGAGGACTTCGTGAAACACGCCAGGACGTGGCCCTTCGCGGTCGTGCCGCCGGACAACGCGGTCACGCCCGGAAAGCACAACATCAGAAAGCCCAACGGCATCTGCGTGTTTAGCAAGGGCGTCGATGCTCTGACGGCTCTTGAGGCCTGCGAGGCTCTGAACGAGCGATGGGACCAGACAGCATGAGCGACACCGATCAAGAGCTAAGGGAGAAGGCGGCGGCTGAAATCATGCGCGTCACGCTGCAGGAAACCGAGGCTGCGATCGCAGCAGCCCGCCGGAACCGATCGTGGGTATGGGAGCGCGCCATCGCAGGTGCGAACGCCGTGCTCGCCCTCCTTCCAGCCTCCCTTGATAGGGGAGGGGAGGAGGACATCGACGTGCGGTCGCACTCGATGCCGAAGAAAGATGGTTCATCCCAGGGCTCTCAGGACCGTTCAGCGAGTGGACGTGGTGCAGTAGCCCACGCCATCCCCGAGGCCGAGCGTGTTGGGCAAGCGGCGATCCGCATCGGCGAGGCTGTGTTCACGCTCCCGAGGCCGAACCGGCATCACAACATCCTGTGGTGGCTGAGCGTCCTCAGCGTTCCCTCTCAGCTCACTCACGACCAGGGTTTTGTGACCTCCGCAGGCCGCTATGTGGACCGCTTGGAGGCCGCTGAGATCGCCCAGCGCAGCGGTCAGGTGCAGACCCTAATCTCGCCGCCGCACCTGTACTCGGAAGACTTATGGGACGGCGGGGCCGAAATGATCTCGGCGACAGCTCTTCGTGCTCTCGCCAACCCGGAAGGAGACCACCCGTGAGCGAATGGCAGCCTATCGAGACCGCGCCGAAGGATGGGACGCACTTCCTGGCCTCCGTGGACGGTGACGTGCGCGTGGTCGCGTGGGGCAAGACCTCGCATGTGCCGCTCTATGGCTTCTGCCTAGCAGACCAGGGCGTCGAGGACTTCGACATCTGCGAGCCCACTCACTGGATGCCGCTTCCGACCGCCCCCACCACCCAGATCGAAGGAGGGGATGATGCCTGAGACCCCCGATCCCCTGGAAGCCATGGCAAGGGCGATGTTCGACAGATGGTTCGAACATACGAAGGCGCTGGCGACCGACGAGCAGTTTCGCGAGAGCGAATGGTTCAAGCATCGCGACGAGTTCATTGCACTCGCCACTGACGCCCTCCAAGCCCTCCTCACCACCCCATGGCCGGAAGAGGTGATCGACGCGGGCTGGGCAACAAATCCGCGCATCAACGGTCTCGTCGACGCCTTCCACGCCATGATCCGCAAGATGCTGGAGACGGCCTAGCCCTAACTCGCCGCTTGATAAAAGCGATGCTTCGTCCATAATCCATACAAGATGGATAGGGATTAAACCGCATGACGCAGGGCGTTTCCACCAAGGTCGCGGTTGCTGACCCCGGCAGTCCCGCTCACGTGATCAAGCCGAATGCTGACGGTTCCATCAACATCGTCGGGGGAGCTGGCGATGGCGGCCCGGTCAGTGTCGCGGATGGCGCGGACGTGGCGCTGGGCGCGAGGGCCGACACAGCGGTTTTCAATCCCGCCGCCACGGCTACCCTGATCGCCCTTTTCAAAGGCCTCCTGTCTCTCGTCAACGCCGAGTACGAGACGGTCGCCGCAAGCCAGACGGCACAGGTTCTGGGAGGAACCGGCGCTACGGGCGACTATCTCTCTGGTGTCCTGATCATTCCGGCGACGACGTCGCCAGGCGCTGTAACGCTCCTCGACAACGCCACGAGCATTCCGATCTTCGTCGGCGGCGCTTCGTCCGTTTCCACGCTGATCCCGTTCTTCGTTCAGATCGGGGCGAAGTCCGCTTCCGGCGCCTGGAAGCTGACGACGGGCGCGAACGTATCGGCTATCGGCATCGGGAACTTCACCTGATGGCGCTACTTCATACAGCGCTGTCTCCTGTCGCGTCTGCCTTGAGCGCACCCGCGCCAGAGCCGCCTGCGTCGGGGACCCGAGTGACTGAGGGTGGAGATACGCGCACGACCATGGCCGGCGACACTCGGGTAACGGAGAGCTAGATGGCCAATGTCACGATTCCAAATCTTCCCCCCGGCGTCACGCCGACGCTGAGCGATCCTTTCGAGAGCGTCCAGTCCGCCACAAGCGTCCGGCAGACGATGGCGGCCGTTCGGGGAACTGCCGCAACCGCGGTCACGACCGGCGCCTCTCCCGTGGACGTCAACTACGACGCCAAACTGGTCTACATCACGACTGGAGGCACGGGGGCGGAGGAGGTGATCAATCTCACCATCCCGCCGTTCAACATCGGGACGTACTACAACGCCGAGAATATCGCCCAGCGCGTGACTTTCGTTCTCGTGGCGCTCACCGATCCAGGAGATAGCGTTCGGGTCACCATTAATGGGAGTGATGGCGCGCCATTCTTCCAGGAAGCCCTGTCCTACTATGGTGTCTATGGATATGACACGATCATCTTGGATTTCTTGAGCGCCTCCGTCTCCCTCGTGTGGGACGGCACCCAATTTGCGCTTGATTTGTACTATGCCGGCAATAATTTCTCGGGGACTTACGATACCCGGGACATTACTCTCACGACCGCCGTTACGTCGCCAGGAAAGAAGGTCAGACTTCAAGGTGGCTCGGGCGGCTTGGTGTTTGATCAAGGAACCGGCCCTTGGACGATTGAAAACATCCCCACCTCTGATCCGGGCGTCGCGGGTCAAGTCTGGTCCAATCTTGGCATTCTGACCATTTCGAGCGGCTCCCCATAGCCGAAGACGCGTGTCAATTCCCTCCACTCACCTCATCCCCCACACAAACACCGAAGGTTGGACGAATCTCGGCCCTGTCGATCTGTCGACCTCCGAGGTTACCGGGAACCTGCCGACCACCAACCTCGATGGAGGTGCGGGGGCCAGCGCATCGACCTTCTGGCGCGGGGACGGGACGTGGGCGACGCCTGGAGGCGGAGGCACAGTCACATCGATCACAGCCGGAACGGGCCTGAATGGCGGAACTATCACCAGCTCCGGTACGATCGATCTCGCGGATACGACCGTCACGCCAGGGTCCTATACGAGCGCGAACCTCACGATAGATCCCCAGGGCCGCATCACGGCTGCCGCGAACGGCGGAGGGAGCGGAACTGTCACGACGACCGGATCGCCAGCCTCGGGGAACCTAACGAAATTCAGCGGCGCCGCGTCCATTACCAATGGCGACCTCTCCGGGGACATCACCACATCCGGCGGATTGGCCACCACCCTCGCGACCGTGAACGCCAATGTGGGATCGTTCGGTGACGGAACCCATGTCGGCGCCTTTACCGTCAACGCTAAGGGGCTCGTCACTGCGGCCAGCAGCGTCGCTATCGCCTCGGCTCCCAAATGGACAACGGCGCGAACGTTGAGCTTCACGGGCGATGCGACGGGAAGCGGCTCGGTAGATGGGTCCGCCAACGTGGCGACCGCGCTCACGCTTCCCAACATCGTAACGGCCGCCACCAACCTCAAGATCACTTACAACGCCAAGGGGCAGGTGACGGCCGGTGCGGCAGCGGTCTTGGCGTCCTCGGATTTCGCCAACCAAGGCACGACGACGACGCTTCTCCACGGGAATGCGTCCGGAAATCCGTCCTGGGCTGCGGTGAGTCTCTCGGCCGACGTGACCGGAAATCTCCCGGTCACCAACCTCAATAGTGGGACGAGCGCGTCCTCCTCCACCTTCTGGAGGGGGGATGGAACCTGGGCCACGCCGAGCAGCGGCGCCGGGGTGACCAAAATTGGCGAGGTGATCGCGTCTGGAACGCCGGCATCAATGGCATTCACCAGCATCCCGGGATCGTACAAGCATCTCCTTCTAATTATCTCGGGGAAGAGCAACACCGCCGCGACCACAGCCAATGTAGAAGTGCAATTCAATTCCGACACAGGCAACAACTACACGTCCCAGCGGCAGAATCGCTTCGGCGTCGCGGCCGGCCCGGCGAATTCCTTGGAAGTTGGCTCCGTCACCGCCAGCACAGCAACTGCAAATTACCCTAGCTCCAACGACATCACCATATACGATTACACCAATACGACGTTCTTTAAATCGTTCTCCTCGACGGGGATGATATGGGACAGCGGCGCTGTAGTGTCCACACAGCAAGTGTGTTCGGGGTTTTGGAAGAATACGGCAGCAGTAACCGATATATTGATTTTTCCGTCTGTTGGACTATGGGTAAATGGTTCAATCGCCAGTCTGTATGGATACGGCTAAGGTAAAAGCAAGGGCCAATTGTCAGGATTTGCGGACATGAATGTAAGCGCTTTCGGAACAGCAGACACCCAGATCCTCACCACGGGTAGCGACGTCATGGCGCCCACGAGCGGCGTATGGCTGATCCTCAAGGCCACGGTGAACAACCAGAACGCCTCGGCGCAGACGGTAACGGAGTACCGCGTCCCTTCTGGAGACGTCGCGGGGGTGACGAACATCATCGTGGATGCGCTATCGGTCGATCCGGACGATACCGTCGGCCTTCGCCATGGAAATCGTGCGATAGTTCAAAACCTATCTGTCAAATAGGAATTGAAAAGCCGTCCACTTTTGGTACTGTGATACCACATCGGAGCCAATCCTAGGGCGCGAGGCGTCCAGCGGGGATGCTCCCCGTGGAGATTGAAACGATGGCCGTTAGCCTCTTCCAGACTGGTTTCCGGCTGATGGCCGGGGAATGGTTCAATCCGCTCATCAATGCGGTGAACACCCTGATCAGCCAGGCGGCTGGCGGAACGACTGGCGCCTATACGGGCGCGTTCAACGGCACGGTCGGGGCCACGACCCCCTCAACGGCCTCCGTCACTACCCTCAACGCCTCCAGCACTTCGACTCTGGCCGCGACCTCGGTCACCACTCTCACGCGCTCGGGCGTGCTGACCCAGGGCGTGCAGATCGCGGCGGCGGCCGGCTCCAACAGCCAGGCGAACGCCACGCCGATCACCAATTCGCTCGTCATCATCACGACGGTGTCGGCGACCACGCGTGCTGTGCGTCTGCCGACCGCCGCCACGGGGAAAACCGTGCAGATCAACAACGGCGCCGGGACGGCCGCAAAGGTCTACCCTGCGACCAACGACAAGATCGGAGCCGCCTCCACCAACGCTGTTGGCGCGGCCATCGCGACCAACAAGGGGGCAATCTACGTTGCGCAGGACGCGACAACGTGGCGCGTGATTATCGGGGCGTAGCGTGACCGACCTCCCGACCATCGAGTTCGAGGTCAAGACCCCGCTGGATCAGCGAGGCCTGCGCTCGCACGTTGCCTGGTCGACCCGTCAAGGGCTCGTGGAGGTCCACGAGGGCCGTCTGCGCGACGATGTGGTCAACATCATCGCCAACGGTCCGAGCGCCCTGGATGCGCCCCTGGAAGGCCTGACCTGCGCCCTGAACGGCGCCCTGAAGGTCTTCACCGAGAAGGGGCTTGCGCCCACGTTCTGGGCCGGCTGCGATCCTCAGCCCCTGATGGTGAATTTCGTCAAGCAGGCCCCCGCCGAGACGGTCTATCTGGTGGCCTCCAAGTGCCACAAGTCCGTGTTCAACGCCCTGAAGCGCCGGGACGTGCGCCTATGGCACATTGACGACACGGATGGCCATCCCTGGGCGGTCCCCACGGCCACGAGCATCACGCTCACCGCCATGAGCCTTTTCCGACGGATGGGCTATCAGCACTTCCGGCTATGGGGCTGGGACGGCTGCTATCTCGACGGCAAGGACCACGCGAACCCGCAGCCGCATCACGGCGATCCGGTGACGGTGTGGGTGGGCGATCAGCCGTTCCGCACGACGGGCACTTGGGCGCTTGAGGCCCAGGACGCCGTCCACCAGCTCCGTCTGGGCGACTATTTCGTGAGCGTGGAGGGTCCGGGAATGATTGGGGCCGTCCTGAAAGCGCTCGCCCCCGAAGTCCTTATGGACCCCTCCCGTTTCAACCCCGGCAAGACCGGAAGCTAGGAGAACTGAACATGGCTACCGGACAAGGCGGCTTCTGGACCAATGGCGTCACGATTGCGACCGCTGCCGACATTGATTCGAGCACGCTGCTCCCCGCGGACACGCAGAACCCCAACGGGGCGACCCCTCAATCGCTTGCGGTGCCGCTGGGCCTCATCGGCCAGGCTGCGGACGTGGCGACTGGCATTACGGCCCATGCCGGCGGCGGCGCGGCGAGCGCTTATCAGCTCGACTACGGCGTCTCAAACGTGACCATCGTGGGCACCAACGCCGACAGCGTGAAGCTGCCCGCTGCCATCGCTGGCAAGTGGTGCTTCATCTCGAACCAGGACTCGGCCCAGTCGATTCAGATTTTCGGGGGCGGCACCTCGACAATCAATGGGGTGGCTTACGGCACTGGGGTCGCGCAGGCTGCCGGCCTGTCGGGTCTCTTCTACTGTGTTTCCGGCACTGGCGATGATGTCGCCGGTGCCTGGGTGCGCCTGCTGAGCGCCTAGGTTTCCCACGGCGCAACAGTACGCGCTGAACGCGGGGCGCTCCCCCTCCCGGAGCGCCCCGCCCCCTTGGCTCCGCAGCGGTACTATGTTACCGTCTTGCGCATGGCCGATAAGCCCAAAGCCCTGCCGCCCTACAGGTTTCCGGGCAGCACGCCGACCGACGACATGAAGCGGTGCGGCGACAAGCTTCGGCTGTCCAAGGTCCCCAAGCATCCGCGAGGCAAGTGATGGCGAAGCTGACCACCAAGCAGCGCGGCCAGATGCCCGCGAGCAAGTTCGGAGAGCCTGGCAAGCGGGCGTATCCGATGCCCGACGAGTCTCACGCCGCCAACGCCAAGGCTCGCGCGTCTCAGATGGAGAAGGCCGGAAAGCTATCGCCCTCGGCCAAGTCCAAGATCGATCAGAAGGCCAACAAGATTCTCGGGAAAGGCAAGACGAAATGAAATCCCCAAACAAGCCCCAGCCGATCCCGGTCACCCACTTCAAGACCTCGCCTGCCGGAAAGCCCAACGCCCCGCAGCAGACGATGAACGGCAAGCCCATCCGGCAGAGCTGAGACCCATGGCTGAACACGCTTCAGATTGCGCCCTGCACAATGCGCCCGCACAAGCGCCGGAGCCATGCACCTGCGGCGCGTCACCCTTGTTTCGGCATTGGGCTTATGCCGTCGTCAATGACGAATTTTCCTTCCAGTTGGATTGCCGGGAAACACTGATCGCTCGCTGTGTCAGCGCGGCCCTCGGCGCGCCGTTCGTTGCATCCCGATCGCGACACATCCGCCGCGCCGTCAACGAAGGCTTTGAGCCGGATGAGATGGCCGCATTCCTTTCGAAGTGGCGCGACGTGGTCCTTCCCAATCCCGAGCAACTAGAGCGCCGAGGGATGTCCGATTGCCTTGTCTCGGCCGACCTATCGCCGCTGCCAGAACTTGTCCGCGCGCAGATCGCCAAAGAGCCCGACATGTCCGAGATTCAGAACGCCCTCGCGCCTTGGATCGACTATTGGCGCTCCTTGGAAAGCGGCCGGCGCGCCAAGGAAGCTGCCTGATGGCCCGCTACACCTGCGAGGACTGCGGCCACACCCTCAACAGCCGCCATGAAAGCCTCGACCCCCGCCATCGCTGCCCCAAGTGTGGGAGCGCCAAGCTGAAGCCGGTGAAGGCGTAACGCCTCAAACAACTGTTTGAATAAATATCGAAGAAATCAAACATGGCGCGCGGCGGAAAACGAGAAGGATCAGGCCGCCCCCAAGGCGCGGTGAATCGAGCGACCGCTGATATTCGCGAGGCCGCCCAGGTCTTCAGCGAACAAGCGCTTCAAGTCCTCGTGCAGGTCGCCACGGAAGGGGAGAGTGAAGCGGCACGCGTTGCTGCCGCGAACGCCATTCTTGATCGCGCTCACGGCAAGCCTAAGCAAGCTGTCGACGTCGAGGCCAACGTGGTCGCCAGCGTCCGTCGCATCGAACTGGTTGGCGTGAGGCCGGATGGAGGTCGCTAGGCTTCAGATCCCCGAAAAGCTCCTATGGGTGTTCGAAGGCCAAGCCGACACCCGAGGCGCATACGGCGGCCGGGGCTCAGCCAAGAGCCGCACCTTCGCCAAGATGACGGCCGTGCGTGCTCACATGTGGGCCGAAGCCGGAGATGAAGGGATCATCCTCTGCGGTCGCCAGTTCATGAACTCCTTGGCCGACAGCTCTCTTGAAGAGATCAAGGCCGCGATCCGCGAAACGGAATGGCTGAAACCTCACTTCGATATCGGCGAGAAGTACGTACGCACGGCCTGCGGGCGCATCAGCTACACGTTCACGGGCCTCGATCGGAACATCGACAGCGTGAAGTCCAAGTCACGCATCAAGCTCGCCTGGGTGGACGAAGCCGAGCCCGTCACCGAAGAGGCCTGGGCGAAGCTGGACCCGACCCTTCGTGAGGAAGACAGCGAGCTTTGGGTGACGTGGAACCCGGAGAGCAAGCGCAGCGCCACACACAAGCGGTTCAGGGAAACCAAGGACCCGCGAACCCGTGTCGCCGAGATGAACTGGCGCGACAATCCGTGGTTCCCCGCGATCCTGGAGCGCAAGCGGCTCAAAGACCTAGCCGAGCGCCCGGACCAATACGACCACATCTGGGAAGGAGGGTTCAAGGCCGTGTTCGAGGGCGCCTATTTCGCGACCCAGATCGCGCAGATGAAGGCCGAGAAGCGCCTAGGCTTCGTGCCCAAGGATGAGCTGATGCGGCTGCGGACCTTCTGGGACCTTGGTCAGACCGACTCAACGGCCATCTGGGTCGCGCAGTTCGTCGGTCACAAGATCGCTGTGCTGGACTATCACGAGGCGCAGGGGCAGCCCTTGGCATACTACGTCAATTGGCTGCGCGAGAGCGGCTATGGCTCGGCGCTCTGCACGCTGCCGCACGACGCGAGCCATCCAGATACGATCTTCTCCACGCGCTACGAGGACGCCTTGCGCAAAGCAGGGTTCGAGGTGCGCACGGTGAAGAACCAGGGGAGGGGGGCAGCCATGCAACGCGTGGAGGCGGCTCGCCGGCTGTTCCCGCGCATCTGGATCAACCAGGCGACGACAGAGGCTGGGGTCGAGGCGCTGGCTGCCTACCACGAGAAGCGCGACGACAAGCGCGAGATCGGGCTTGGGCCTGAGCACGACTGGGCGTCACACGGCGCCGACGCCTTCGGGCTGATGTGCGTGGCCTATGAAGAGCCCAAAGCCACAGCGAAGCCTGCGCCGCCCAAACGCCCCCTCGCGGCCGGCGCAACGGCCTGGATGGGGAACTAGAACGTGGTAGAATCGCTGCCATGACACCGCACGCCGCCGCACGCTTCGCTGTCCTTTGTTTCGCGGAGGCGCGAGCCAGAGGCTTGGCCGCGCCGATAGAGTTTCTCGTGGCCGACGACAATGAGGAAGTCCCTTGCCTACGTCAGTCGTACATGGAAGCGCCAGCCCTAACGAAAGGCTGCATTGAAGAGGCAATGAGGGAGTTAGCGCTAGCGATACCGGCCAACGCGCGATTCTTGCGCGCTCTGCGATTGCCCCAGCAATGTCCTGCGGCGCTCGCGAAAAAGGGGATATTCAGGTACGCTACCTGGAAGGGCGCTCAGCTCGCCAGGACCAGCACGTCCACCGGTTTGATGTCCTCTATGCCCTTGAGGAGAACGTGGCCGGTTAACTAGTCCAAACAGTGGACGTTTTCCGTCACATCGATATACTCTACCAAATCGGTAGGGATTAGAATGGCGACTGAGCGCGACGACACCGAGCCGCCCGAAGAGCGCGAGGACGATGCGCCGCGCGCGTTTGGAATGCTCGGCAAGCGCAGTGAGGCCGAAAAGCAAAAGATCCTTACCGAAGCGCGCGAAAGGTTTCGGCGTGCGGAATCGTGGGAGGCGACCTTCCGGGGCCGCTTCAAGGAAGACATCCGCCTCGACGCCGCCGACGCCTACAATCAGTGGCAATGGCCGACCGACGTCCTGTCGTCGCGCTCCGGCCAGCCGTGCCTGACCATCAACAAGATCAGACAGCACAACCTCGACGTCCTGAACGATGCGCGCCAGTCCAAGGTCAGCATCAAGGTCCGCGCGTTGCGGGATGGGGCGAGCTACGACAGCGCCCAGATCTACGACGGCATCATCCGCCACATCGAGTACATCTCCAACGCCGACAGCGCCTATCAGCACGCTCTGGCCTTCGCTGTCAGAGGCGGGATCGGGTTCATTCGCCTGGCGACCGACTACGCGGACGATGACAGCTTCGACCAGGAGATTTTCATTCGTCGGGTGAAGGACCCGATGAGCGTCTATCTCGACCCCGACATCAACGAGTTCGACGGCTCGGATGCGCGGTTCGGCTTCGTCTTCACCGACATGCCGAAGGACGAGTTCGACCGGACCTATCCGAAGCTGAAGGACATTGCGCGCAGCACCGAGCTGAAGCCCGAGGAAAGCTGGGCCGACGACGATCACGTCAAGGTGGCCGAGTATTTCCGGTGCGTGAAGTCGGAAAAGCGCCGCATCGCCTTTGTCGATCCTAACACCGGCGAGCCCAAGGTGCTCAACGAAGACGAGATCGACAAGAAGCTGATGGAACAGGTCATCGACGCGCCGGACACCAAGGTCCGCAGCATCGAGGACACGACCGTCGAGCACTTCCTGATCGTCGGCGACATGCTGGCCGAAGAGAAGGTCTGGCCCGGCCGCTACATCCCGCTCCTGCGCTGCGTGGGCGAAGAGACGGTGATCGACGGCCAGATGGACCGCAAGGGCCACACCCGCGCCCTGATCGACCCTCAGCGGATGTTCAACTGGTCTGCTAGTTCCATTGTCGAGTACGGCGGATTGCAGAGTAAAATTCCCTATATCGCCGCCGCCGAGGCTATCGAAGGCTACGAGACTGATTGGGAAAACGCGAATACGGTCAACAAAGCCGTGCTCGCCTATAAAGCGGTTTCCGAAAACGGCACAAAGCTCGACAGACCAGAGCGCCAGGCTCCTCCGATGAGCGCGCCGGCCTATGTCCAGCTCATGCAGGACTCGGCCGAGTGGATGCGCATGGCGTCGGGCCAGTACCAAGCCGACATGGGCGCCCCGTCCAACGAACGCTCGGGCGTCGCGATCATGCAGCGCCAGCGGCAGGGCGACAACGCGACTTATCACTACCTGGACCACCAGGCCTCGATGATCCGTTACTGCGGCAAGCAGATCATCGACCTGATCGGCAAGGTTTACGACACCCCGCGTACGATCCCGATCCGCGACGAGGCCGGACTGGAATCCGACGTGCGTATCGACCCCAACGCGCCGGAAGCCCTGGTGCGTGAGAAGACGGGGCCGGACACTGAGATCGTGATCTTCAACCCGAACAAGGGCAAGTACGATGTCATCGCCGACGTGGGCGCGGCCTACGCCACCCGGCGCCAGGAAGCCTTTGCGGCCTATACGCAAATCCTGACGCAGAACAAGGAACTGACGAGCCTTATCGGCGACATCGCCCTGCGGTTCGCGGACTTCCCGGGTGCGGAGGAAGCCGCCGAGCGCCTGCGTCGCATGGTCCCGCAGCAGGCCCTGGAAGATGGAACGCCGCCGGACGTGCAGGCCCTTCAGCAGCAGGTCCAGCAGATGAACACGGTCGTTCAGGGCTTGCAGGACAAGCTGGCGTCGAAGATCGCCGATCACATCAACGACCAGGAGGCCAACGCCGTGAAGGGCTACGAGGCCCAGACGCGTCGTCTCGCGGCCCTGAAAGACGCGCTGCCGATGGACCCGCAAGACCTGCTCAATCTGGTCCGCGAAATCCTGACATCGGCCGTCCAGACGGAAAGCGCGCTCGATCCTGCGCTCGACACGACCGCCGCGGTTCTTCCCGAAGGCCCCGGCCAGAACGCCGCCCTGAGCGAAGGGGAGGGCGCTCCGATGCCGCAGGGACCCCAAGGCGCGCCGCCGGTGGACCTCTCCGCTCTCGCCCAGCCGCAACCGTCTCCTGACCCGACCGCCCCGCTTGGAGTGAACGCCTGATGGCCGACGCGATGCTTTCGACCAAGATGCTTCCGCCGGCCACGGCCTCGCAACCCGTGACCTCGGCCGCGACGACGCAGCCCTATCCGTGGAACTATTACGGCAAGTCCCCGAACTACAAGAGCAAGTGGGAACAAGTGAACGGCGTGCAGCAAACACCGGCCCCGGCGACCCCAGCGCCAGCGCCTGCCCCGACACCCGCTCCCGCGCCAGCGGAGCAGGCCGCCGTCATGGCGACCGAGGGTGACCGTCGTGTCGCCCAGCCGGAACAGATCTACCAGCAGAACGCGGCCAATGCCGTTCCCGGCCCCTACATGACCCAGCTCCCCTACGGCCTGGAACAGCAGTTCCGCAATTGGGTGCGGGCCTCGAACATTCCGACCGACCCGAACAGCCAAACCCCGGCCTATGACACGCGCGGCCTATGGCGGGACCTGGGCTGGCAGGTGGCGAGCCAGCTCTACGGCCAGCCGAACTATGCAAGCCAGCTTCCCGAGGCCTATCGCACGCCCTATCACCCCGACTTCTCGCCCGCGAGCCTGTACGCGACACAGAACGCCATGCTGACGCCGGGCTTCTACGCCAACGCCATGCCGTCGCAGCCGTACTGAAGTCGCTAGACGCTTGATTCAACAAGGTTTAGACTCTTGGAGATGACCGAAAAGCAGATGGATGCCATGGTCCGGCGCGGACCAGCTCCGTACCCAGGTCTGACGTTGGTGCATGCCTTCCCCAAGGGGGAGAGCGTCGTCAACATGCTGCTCTACGACAACCGGGTGTTCGTGGCGACGAACCTAACCGTCTACGAATATATCGACGGTAATCTGGTTCGGATCGCGCTGATCGGGCAAGCCGCATGACCGACCTAGACGCCATCATCCAGGCTGCGGAAGACGTACGCGACGCGATGTCTGAGACCCCTATGCAGGCGGATGATCTCACAATGCAGCTAGCCAAAGCTCAGGCGTCTCTGGCGTTTGCCGTGTTCGTGGACAAGCTCAAGGCCCTTCGCCAGGGGATTTACGGGTGAGCCAACAATCTTCGCATTTCTGGTTCGCGCGGGGCGCCACGTCGACCGCGGCGGCGATCCTTGTGGTGATTCTAGCCGATCCGCAGCGCGCCGCCATCGCACTCGCTATCTTGCGTGAAATCATCAAATGAGCCGCTTCCACCGTCTCCGCACCGGCGAGCCTGCACCTGTAAAGGCCAAGGGCGTCGTCCATCAGCAGGTGGCGGACCTGGCGAAAGAGTTCGCCGGAATGGTCTACGAAGAGGCCGCCCACGATGACGACTTCTATCGCCGATACCCGGACATCAACGCCTTCATCCGCAAGCGCTGGACCTCTTTCATCCAACCCGCGCGCGAGCAGTTGTCAGCCATGCTCGGAATGCCGGACAGCGTGGTTTCGCCGCACATGAAGGCGGAGATCTACCAGGCCCTGCTGCTCAACGCCGCGTCCAACCCGGCGGCCAATCTTGTCGATGACGTGATCGAAGGGAGAGTGCATTAGCCATGACGCTTGAGGAAGACGCCATTGCCGGGCTTCGTGCCGCCCGAGATCGCCTGCTCGGCGGCCAAGTTCTGAGCGGACCAGCCGTGGATTACGAGAAAATCCAAGCTGAGCAGCGCGCCGAGCAGGAACGCTATGAAGCCCGCGAAGAGTTGCGCAGATCGGCGGGGGTTTCTGGCTTGCAGCGCGCGACCGCGCTCCAACTCGCTGTGAGCGTCTGGGGTCAGGCGGGAAACCGAGTCGAGATCGTGGATGGCGCCCAGGCCTTCTACGCATTCCTCTCTGCGGGACCGACCCGCCAACCTAATGATGAGACTTCCGCATGAAGCCCTTCGCTGGCCAATTCGTCCTCCGCACGCCCTTCCACGCTCCTGACGCCGACGAAGGCGCGGCCGAGGCCCCCAACAGCTACGGCGAGGCCCCGCTGACCGCCGACCTGGACGAACGCGAGGAGACCGCACCTCCCGAGAGTCACGACCCCGAGCCGGAGGCCCACGAGGAGCGCGAGGAAGCCGCCGCAGAGCCGGAGCCGGCCGCCGAAGCGGCTGCGGAAGGCGAGGGCGAGCCCGACCCGACCGAAGAAGCCCCCAAACCCCGTAAGGACTGGCGCCAGGCGCGCATCGACAAGGTGACCGCCGAGAAGAAGGCGGCCGAAGAGCGCGCCAAGGCGGCCGAAGAGCGTGCGGCGGCCCTGGAAGCTCTCTACGGCAACCAGGAGGGCGAAGACGGCAAGACCGCCCCCAAGCTCTACACCGAGGCCGAAGTCCTCCAGCGCGCCCAGCAACTCGCCCGACAGAACGATCTGAACGCCCGCGCCGACAAGCTCTTCGACGATGGCGCCGCGAAGTACAAGGACTGGACCGCCAAGCTCGCCGAGGTGAACGAGAATTTCGGAACCGACCTCCAGCAGCGCCCGGACATCTTCGACGCCATCACCCGCCTGCCGAACGCTGCGGACGTCTACTACGCCCTCGGCGCGGATCTGGACCAGATGGCCCACGTCCTCGAACTGACGCCGGTCGAGCTGGGCATGGAGCTTAAGGGCCTGTCCGACAAGCTCGCCAAGCCCAAGGCCCCGGTGATTTCCAAGGCGCCGGCCCCGATCAAGCCGCTCGGCCACAACACCGTCGAGGAAATGCCGCTGGACCAGCTCCTCAACGATCCCAGCGACAAGGCCTTCCGCGAGTTCGATCGCCGCATGGCCCGCGAGGAGGAGAAGCGCTACGGCGCACGGCGCTGATCGCCCAAGGGTTGATAATTCCTTAACACTTCCCGATTCACCTCAGAGTCAGGTTATGGTTCGATTCAACCCTTGATGGGGGACGAACCATGGAACTGCTGGTATGGGGCTTCGCAAGCTTAGCGCTGCTGACGGCCTCGGTTGTCGCGTTCTGGATCATCGTGAAGCGCCGATTGGCCCGCGATCACCGGGAGCGGATCATCTCGCGGCGGCTATTCGAGGGGCGTTGGAGGTGAACCTGCGCCTCCCCACCATCGGCAAGGTTGGATTGGCGTTCGTGCTGCTCAACGAGGCGCGCGGGGCTGTTGTGGTCGCCCTGACGCTGTGGGCCATGTTCCACCATTGACGCGCCGTCTGGTCTGGGCGACTCTGCGCTCCTCCAAGATGCATTGACTTCGGGCGCTCCTCGCGGGGCGCCCTTTTTCATGCTCAGGCCCAGCCTTGACGATTAGTCCACTTACGGTACTATAGTACCCGAAGCCAACGCTTCCGCTCTGGGCGCGACAGTCCCTGGTGAGTTCCTGCGGACTCCTAAAACCGCTGATGGCCCTAACACCCGACGCGGGCAGTCGGACCCAAACCCCATCAGCTTGAGGCCTGCCAACACACGACCGCGCGGGCCGCTTTGGAGCCCGCACCCATGGCCCTTCTGACGACCCTGGCGATCACCCGCCTCGCTGTTCGCCTGTTCAAGAACAGCAACAACTTCATCAAGAACATCGACACGCAGTACGACAGCATGTTCGCGGTCGAAGGCGCGAAGATCGGCGACACCCTGCGCATCCGCCTGCCGAACGACTATACCGTCGCTGACGGCCCGGCCCTGAGCGCTCAGGACACCAACGAACAGTCCACCAGCCTGGTCGTGCAGTACCAGCGCCACGTCGACACCACCTTCACCGCGGCCCAGCTCTCGCTGTCCATGCAGGACTTCTCGGAGCGCGTCGCCGCCCCGATGATGAACAACCTCGCCGGCAACGTGGCCAAGACCGTCATGAGCGGTGTGGAAGGCGGGATCTCGAACTACATCGCCAACACCGACTCCAACGGCGCCATCATCAGCCCGACCGCCCAGACCTTCCTGGACGCCGACGCGCTGCTGACCACCCGTTCGGCCCAGGAGATGGACCGCAACGCCATGACCAGCCCCAGCACCATGGCCCGCGCCGTGGGCACCATGCAGGGCCTGTTCAATCCGCAGACCGACATCAGCCGCCAATACCGCACCGGCCAGGTCTACCAAGCCCTGAACTTCCGCTGGTTCCGCGACCAGACCGTGCTGATGCACACGACCGGCACCTTCTCCGCCGGGACCGTGAACGGCGCCGGCCAATCGGGCACCACGCTCACCACCAACGCCATCACCGGCACGCTGAAGAAGGGCGATTTCATCCACATCGCCGGCGTCAACAGCGTCAACCGCGTGACCAAGCAGGACGACGGCGTCCTTCAGATGTTCGTGGTGACCGCCGACGTGGCTTCGGGCGCGACCTCGATCCCGATCTATCCGGCGATCATCGCGCCGGCCACCTCGGGTCCGTCCGCCGGGGCCGAGGTCCAGTACCAGACCTGCGCCAGCTCTCCCGCCAACGGCGCCGCGATCACGCTGATGAACACCGCTTCCGAGACCTACCGGAAGAACTTCGTCTACGTGCCGCAGATGGTCACCATGGCGACCGCCGACCTGAAGCTTCCGACCGGCAACGGCAACGCCGCCCGCGCGGAAAGCGATGGCCTGGCGATCCGGGTCATCCGGAACTTCTACAACGTGGCGACCGACCAGTTCGTGGACCGCGTGGACTGCTTGTTCGGTTACCTCTATGTCCGGCCTGAATGGGGATGTGTCGTAGGCGATCTCGCCTGACATCACAAGACACAGTAAAGTGATCTGGAGGGGCCGCTCGGAAACGAGTTGGCCCCTTTCTCTTGTTGATTCAATGAAATAGATTGCGGGGGTGATCGACGTTCGCAGCGCCAATCACCCCCTAACCACACGAACCTTGAATGAGAAGGCTCAGCATGGCTTCCCCCAATATCACCCGCCGCCCAGACGAAAGCGAAGCCGAATTTCGGCGCCGGTATCATCGCGAGTGGGAGCATCTAAAGCGCCGAGAGGAAGGAAAGCCTCAGCGAAAACTGGGGCTTCCGTGTAGTGTGTCGGACTGCGACAGGAAGGCGACGGCAAAGGGCCTCTGCGCCCGTCACTATCGGTTGCAGTGGATCGCAAAGCGCGCCGATCAAGGACTTCCTCTCAGCGGCGTTCAAGGGCACCCGCTCTACAGGATTTGGTGGGAGCGGAAATGCCGCGGCGGCCTGTGCGAGGCCTGGAACGATTTTCGGCAATTTGCCGCAGATATCGGCGAACGTCCTAGCTCGCGCCACTATCTGGCCAGACGGGTACCGCACGAAGCTTACAGCCCGGACAACTGGGTGTGGAAAGAGCATATTCGGCGCGAGCCGGATGAAACAGACAAGGCCTTTTACGCCCGAAAGTGGCAGGCGCAAAAAGCTCGGCGACCAGACTTTGACAAGCGTCGCCATCTCGTCCGGGATTTCGGAATTACCGAAGAAATTTACGAGGCGATGTTTGCGGCACAAGATGGGAAATGTGCGATCTGCGGGCGGGAGGAGTCGGCAATTGACCACAAAAGGAAAGCCCCTAAGAGCTTGTCCGTCGATCATTGCCACAAGACTGGCGTCGTCCGAGACCTACTGTGCTGGACCTGCAATTCTACTCTCGGAAAAATCCAAGAGTCTAAAACGTGGCTGGAAGCAATGATTTCCTACCTCGAAAAGTGGGAAGATCCACACGCTGCGGCGAAGGCAGCCGGTCGCCCTGAAAAGGTCGAGCCTCGCCCGCACGAGATCATGCTTGAAACGGAATGGGGAACCATGTGCGCGTCGGACGCAGCCCGGCGCGTCGGTTTGGCGCCTCACACGGTTCTTGGGCGCATCCGCCGAGGCTGGCCCCTCCATAGGGTACTGATTGCGCGCCAAAGGTAGATAGCGGCCAATTGAAGGCTGCACCATCAGCCTTCAATTCCTACCAATCTAGTATTGTTTAGACGGCCGTTTCGGGCGATAGTCCCAAGAGTGGACAAACAGCCCGAGAGGCCTGCCCGTGACGCGCTTCCGAAATATCGAAGGCCAGACGTTCGGGCGGCTCTATGTTCAATCGCTTGAAGGGCGCGATCCAAACAGAGGAATGGTGTGGAGCTGCCGCTGTGAATGCGGCGCTATCGTTTCTCGGCCGAGCCGCGATCTTCTGAAGGGGGACGTCAAGAGTTGCGGATGCCTTCAGAGGGACCGGGCCCGCGCTGCCGTTAAAAGACATGGCCTCTTCGGCACGCGGATCTATCGCTGCTGGGCGAACATGCTTTCGCGCTGCCGAAACCCGAATGTCTCGTGCTTTGAGCGCTATGGCGCAAGGGGCATTCGGGTCTGTGATCGGTGGCTGGAGTTCGCCAATTTCCACGCCGACATGGCCCCCGGATACGCCGACAACCTGACGCTCGACCGCATCGACAACGACGGCGATTACGAGCCCGGCAACTGTCGCTGGGCGACGCCAAAAGAACAGGCCGCCAATCGGCGCCCGCGCCGCTGGGGCCGCAAACCCATCGCTCACCAAGCAGAGGTCGCCTATGACTTTGTATAGCGCCATGGAATTTCCGCCGTGGGAGTACCGCGAGTTCCCCCGCGCCGTACCCATCAAACCTGATGGGACGCCTAGCGAGACGCCCTATGAACAGGTGGGCAAGCTGCGGAAGCTCCTGCCTGTCGTGGAAGTGCAGACCCAGGAGGAATTCGACCTCCTGATGGGCTCCGAGGTCGCCATGGTCGACGGCCGGATGCGCACCGAGGACGACGACCGGGCCGCGCTCTACATCGAGGCCGACCGGGTGGGCGCGACGATCGACAAGCGCTGGAAGGTGGAGCGCATCGCCTCGGAGATCGAGGCCCACAAGAAGCGCCTGGCGGCCTCCTGATGACGACCTGGGCGCAACTCCTCCAGTTGACGCTCAAGGACTCCGGCGTGCTCGGTGTCGGCCAATCCGCCCTGCCGGAAGACACGGCCGACACCGCGCTCCGCTGCAACATGATGCTGGGCCAGTGGAGACGTCGCCGCTGGCTCGTCTACCATCTGGTGGACATCTCCTGCAATTGCGACGGCTCGCTGTTTTACGAGGTGGGTCCGGGACTGGATCTGGACGTCACCCGTCCCGACAAGATCGAGGGGGCCTATTCGCGGCAGCTCAACGTCCCGAACCTGCCGGTGAACTATCCGCTGCGGATCATCTCCTCCTATGAGGAATACGTCCGCATCTCGACCCCGACGCTCCAGGCCTCTCCCCCAGTCGCGATCTTCTACGACAGCGGCTATCCGACCGGGAAGGCCTATCCGTGGCCGCTGCCGGGCAACGGCTACACCCTGCACATCCTCGTCAAGGACACGCTGGACAGCGTCCCGGCCGACCTCGACCAAGAAGTCAATCTGCCGCCCGAATACCAGGACGCGATCTATCTGAGCCTGATGGAACGCAACCGCATGGCCTATCAGCTCCCGCCGGACCCGATCTTGGGGGGCAACGCCAAGGGCGCCCGAGAGACGCTTCGGTCCTCCAACTTCCAGATCGCGACGCTCGGTATGCCGCGGGGCGCGGCCAATCGCAGCCCGGCGAACTACATCATCCAGAGCGACCAGTTCATCTAGGAAATCAAGGACTTAGCGAAAACCAAGACGTCCGATGGCCCGCATCCAACTCACATCGGGCGCTTATACGGCGCGCAGCCTGATCAGCAACGCCCAGCGCTGCGTCAACCTCTATCCCGAGGTTGGGGCGCCGGACGCGCCCGCGCTTGCGACCCACTATCCCACGCCGGGCCTCACGCGCATCGCCGCCGCCACTTCCAGCAACTGCCGATGCATCTACAAGGCCTCGAACGGTGTCCTCTACGTGGTGGAGGGCGGTCAGGTCTTCGTGCTGGACAGCTCCTTCAACCGCACGCTCCTGGGCACCATACCGCCCGGCGATGACCCCGTGGTGATGTCGGACAATGGCCTCGTGCTGATCTTGGTGGACGGCACGCCGAACAATGGCTGGGCCATCGATCTGTCCAACAACGATTTCGCCCAGATCGTCGGGGAGTCGTTCTATGGCGGAACGTCGGTCTGGTACCTCGACACCTATTTCCTGCTGAACAGGCCCGACCCGACCGCGTTCGTCACCACGATCAGCGCGCAGTGGTATATTTCGCTCCCCAACGTGACGTTTGCGGACCTGACGGGCGGCCCGGCTCAGGATGGCGTGATTTCAGGAGTGGGTTCGGGCTATGCCGATGGGACCTATGCGGGTCTAAGCTTTACGGGCGGCTCGCCCACGACGCCAATGACGGCGGACGTGACGGTGAGCGGAGGCGTCGTCACCGCCGTCACGATTGTCGACGGAGGTGGCCCCTACAAGGTCGGGGACGTCCTCACCACCAACCTGAACGGCCATGTGGCGACGGCGACCCTGGCGGGCGGCGCAGGCTACGTCAACGGCTTCTATGCCGAGGTTCCGCTGACGGGAGGCTCCGGGGCCGGGTTCACGGCGGACATCACGGTCGATGGGGGCGCTGTCACTCTCGTCACGCCGGTATCGCCGGGGGCGGGCTATGCCGTGGGCGATGTCTTGACCTCGGACCTCATGGGAACCGGGATAGGGTTCACCTACACGGTCGACACGATTTCCGGGTCTGGGTCGGGCTTTAGCTGGATCGTCTCGGATGTCGGCCTGACGGGTTTTGATCCGTTGGACTTCGCGACCAAGGTCGACGGCGCCGACTCCATCGTCAACATGATCGTGAGCCGAGGGGAAGTCTGGCTCCTGGG